AACTGTTCGAACGTGAACGAAACAACATCAGTACTCTTATATGCCATACTCTAACCTTTACCCTTTACAGAATAATCAGATGCATTCTCAACCCTGCCATCCGAGCAACCGCATCCGAGCAAAAGCCCGGATGCAATCACAACAACGATAATGAACTTAAGAAGTGGATGCATTACCATTCCACCACCATAACATATGGTGATATCTCGAGTGCGTCATTATCAGAGCGTAGCAAACGCAGAGCTTCACGCCAAGAAGCAAACAATGCATCCCGGATATCCACGCCGCCAAACTCATCCGAGAACTCACGCCACTCTACAGAATCGAGAACGTCCAGAACCTTTGCAAACTCAGTGACTACCATGTCAGAATCTGGAACCGTGATGGAACCCTCGTCTACGATGTAGTTATAAATGAACGATGTAAGGCCATGACCTGCTAAGTCTGGCACGATATTCGAAATCAACTCGGCTACGTTGTCGATTGTCAAGTAGCTTAGAGTATTTGGGGGAAATGATAATCCTAACATTCTAAGTGAATCCTTCCAAGTCCACCGCCGTAGTGGTGGTGGATTATTGTATCGAGATATGCAAGTGTTGAACATGAACAATCCTACGATTGATTTGTACTATTATCCGAAAAAATTTTTCCGGCGCTGGCGCGCCGGGAGTTCGATCTCGCTAAAGCGAGACCATTCATTGCTGTGTTCGTGACATATTGTTGTTATGTGTACGTTATCTGCACATTATATGAACGTGCTTATGCATCTTCGCATAAAGCTCGATGCAGTAGTGGAAGTCCGTGGCGCTGTGCCAGCCCTCCCTTCCTTCCCTTGAGGGTGCGCCTTCGCATAAAGCTCGGCGCAGTACGCCCTCCTATCCAGTCGGGCGTACGCTGTGTTTTTCCACACTATCTTCCTTCCCTCTTTAGTACTATGTGTACTTGCAGGGAAACTCTTCTCCCGCCGTAGAACCTATCCCCATGCAGGTATGATATACTTGCGGGGAGGAGATAAATATGACAGGACTTGAAGCGTTGGCTGCGTTGCGTGAGGGTAAACACGTTCGTCGTGTTGACTGGAAGCCTGGTGATTACATTAGAGCGTCACGCCAACTGAAGAAGATTTCATACGTGCGGGGAAACATTATTTCTGTATTGATCGTTGCAGACCACTTCCTGAACGATGACTGGGAAGCTACTGATGCAAAGGATGGTGAGTAATGGACGGTAGGCGTAAGTTAACCGACGAGCAGATTGCTTGGATAAGAGAGCGTGTCAAAGAAGGTGTCAAGCAGGAGACTATTGCTCGAGAGTTTGGCATTAGCCCACAGCACGTATCCAAAATCAAACTCAAGCAACGACACGCTGCACATATAAAACAGACCGTAGGTAAGGCATTGGACTGGTTACTTGCAGGTAAACCTGTAACCCGTGAGTGTTGGCAGACTAACGAATACTTGCGGTATTCCGTAGCGACGATGACGTTTGAACTGTGGACTGGTTACGAGTGCGACATACTCGAGGCATTTGAGATTAGTGGCTACGACCTCTTCATAAGAGATTGGATACTAGGTGAGTTCGACGCAGATCGTGAGCCAATCTGGCCGGAGGAGTAACCATGACGTTTGGTGATGTACTCAAAGACTTGATTAATGGGCTACCTGTCTACCGTGAAGGATGGAAAGACGGTCACTTTATCTACTATGAGAAGGACTGGAATATGTTTACTGAAGCACATCCCGGTCGTGACTGGCATACGTTGTGTTCAACGGCTCCTCTACGTGGAACTGATATGGCAGCTGATGACTGGCAAGTAGATGAGTGGGACGGTGAAGAAGATAAGCCAGACCATATTCGTGGTGTCACGAAAAAGGAGGTAGTGGAATGACCTTTAAGATTTCAACTGAAGACGATATGTACCTGGCGGTTACCGCTATACATAAGCGAGATGGAAAGAGGGAAGTTGTCGGTAGAATCAACAACCCAACGTTCACTCAGCTCATATATGATGTCACTTACCATCTGGGTAAATTAAAGCGTGACAACGCTGAACGCACGGTACAGATAAACACGAAATAAAACACGATATAAACACAATGTAGCAACATAGTTTAATTGGTAAAACGCGTGGCCTGCAGCACGAGGATTGGTGGTTCGAGGCCGCCTGTTGCTATATACTTTCTGTGCCGCCCTAGTAAGGCGAGCATCCTAAAGGATCTCCAGACACCCGGGCTACTAACCCATAAAAGACCAGTACGCCATGCTGGTCTTTTTCATTTGTTAGAATGCGTTATGAAAGCAACTCTATATCAATACGCTCTAAAGAATATCTCCGTGGTAGATGGAGATACGCTAAAGGCTGACATTGACCTTGGATTTGGTGTGGCTATAACCAATAAGAAGATTCGCTTGGAACACATCAACTGCCCAGAGAAGAACACTCCTGAAGGTGTTGTAGCAAAGCAATTTACAGAAGCGTGGATTGTAGAACACAACGAGGCTGTAATCAGCGTAAAGAATCACCGTGAAGATAAATACGGCCGCATACTAGGTTCAATCACTGGTGATGGTCAAAGTCTGGCTGATGCACTAAAGATTGCCGGTCATGGCGTAGATTACGAAGGCGGTAAACGCTAAAAAGGAAAAGACCCCTCTGTGAAGGGGTCTTTCTTTCGCTCGTCTTAATTGTCAAAGGCATGATGGGCGGACTTTTAAGATGTCATCGCGTCTCAATTACTCTACCATGCTGTATACTTGCGGTGGAGGATGTTATGAAAAAATCATTCATCGATGCAGTTATGAAAGCGTTCGGTATTCCGAAGGTTGAGGTAGAAAAAATCCCTCTGCAAGACCTTCTCCGTGGGAGAGATTTGGAAAAAGACGTAGAGCAATTAGACTTGGCTACACTCAAAGCATTGTTTCGTCGGTCTGGGATGGAATTGAGGAAACGCCTTTAATGTACTTTGAACTTATTGACGGTGCTTTGGGTATTTTGCCGGTAAAAAGCACATCAAAAGCAGCTGCTTATGACTTGTTTGCTAGTCAATCCTGTGTTGTTGGAGGTGGTCAGACAACACTCATTAGAACTGGTGTGCGCACTAAACTCCCTGATCATGTCATTGGTTTGGTGTGTAGTCGTTCCGGATTGGCATTAAAAAGTTCCGTATTCGTACTTAACGCACCTGGTGTTATTGATGCCGATTACGACCAAGAAATTGGCGTAATTTTGTGCAACGCTAGTTACAATCCATTTCATGTTGATGCAGGTATGCGCATAGCACAGATGCTGTTTGTACATAACGCAACATATGCCGATACAGGCTCTGATATCGTCCGTACAGGCGGTTTTGGTAGCACAGGCGTAAGTAATATGTGCGTAGATAACGGCTTGATGTATGACGAATTGGATACACCTAAGTAATGGCAGCAACCCTTAAATACATTCAGCCAGACGCTGAACAGTTTATGATTCATCTTGCTCGAGTATCGTCCAATAACGAGGATAATCCAGAGTACGAGCGGTTACTAACCTACTGTATGAAGGGTGGTCACTGGTCAGTTTTCCAAATGGTTGATGTGACCATAGAAATCTTCACATCACGGGCTATTGCCGCTCAGATTCTCAGACATCGCAGCTTCAACTTCCAAGAGTTCAGCCAGCGGTATGCAGACCCATCTAAGATTGAGATGGACTTACCAACTATGCGTAAGAAAGGCTCTTCCAATAGGCAAGGCAGCGTCCCCTTTACTGACAAGGAAGACCAGTTGAACGCTGACAATACAGCACTATCGGCTATATTGCACTCAATCAGGACATACAACCAACTTGTAGAGAGTGGTGTAGCCCTAGAATCAGCTCGTATGGTGCTTCCACTCTGTATGGGTACACGCCTGTATATGAAGGGTACGGTACGGGACTGGTTACACTACTGCCGTGTGCGAATGGACGAGCATACGCAGGAAGAACACAGGGAAATCGCAACAGATTGCTGGAATGTTCTAAAGGAAGTTCTGCCAGTTACAACAAAATCCTTTGAGAAGTACTACCTAAATCAGTAAAACGCCGGTATACTTACAGGGACAGGAGTTGTTATGGAAACAAAAAACACGGACAAGGAACCTATTGTCTTCACAATGGAGATGATGGTTCAACTCATTGAGCAGCTGAACGCTGTGACAACATATTTCGACTTGATGAACGTCAAGATGAACAAGTTGCAAGAACGAATCAAGGAACTTGAAAAGAAAAAATGACAACGATTATCACTAAAAGTCGTGATTGTAATGTGGATATCAAGCTGTCTTACAGTGATGGTATCCAGTATCACATCACAATTGATGATACTGACCCATACGTTGGAACACCGCTACAGGCTTGGAACTACCTTTATTCCCAGCGCAATGACGGTGTCTGTGTACCCAACCGGGTAATGCTTGAATTGGCAGAGACTGTTATTCAGTACCTTGCCCCAAAGAAGCCATATCGCCCACTCAGCGAAATGACTACGTTTGACGAATAGAGGAACTACGGATGCTTAATAGAGTTGTATTAATCGGAAGGTTATGTGCTGACCCTGAGATTCGCACCACGAATGCAGGTAAGACTGTTGCAGGACTGCGTATTGCAGTTGATCGGAAGGGACGAGAGAAAGAAACAGACTTCTTTGAAGCATCTGCCTTTGGTCAATCTGCCGACTTTGCTGGCACGTATCTTAAGAAGGGGCGATTGGTTTCCGTCGATGGCAAGCTGCGTGTACGTGAGTTTGAAGCCAAAGATGGTACTAAGCGTAAGGTCTACGAAATCATCGTAGATGACATCTCTGGCCTTGACCGACCTAAAGATGGAGAACCTGGTGGCTTTACAGAGTCATCGGCTGGCATCAAGAAAGCTGCACCTATGCAGGATATTGATGACCCATTTGCAGAATAAGACACCAAATAAAACAAGAAACACTCCCTCAACTAAGGGAGTGTTTTTTTACTCTATCTACAATCTCATCTGAAAGTTCTTCATCGTCAGTCAGTTCTACAACCAGATACCAGATTGCTTTATGTAGGTCTTGATTCTTGTACTGCTTGTGATTACATCTAGCCACGTACTTGATGACGTTGAATAGATGTGGGTTCAACCCCCAGTCCATTGCAAACTTCCTTGGACTGGGGCCTTTACGATAGTGTTCAACCATGTCGTTCTTTGCTTTCTTGGATACGTCTTCCAATCCATCCCATGACAGGCACAGCCATGGAGTTACCAATTGCTTTATAACGGGGACCATCAGGAGTATCCTTGCGTATATCTGTCCAGTTGTCTGGGAAACCTTGAAGCCGCTCACATTCAATAGGCATTAACCGGCGAACAATCCAGTTGTCTTTATTGGCAAATACAATTGATTCAACAGGTGTTCCATCTGATCGGAATCCACTACCGGGATTAGCACGTAGCGTATTGGCTACATCGTGAGCAACGTATTGATCTTGTGATGCAGCTACAGTAAAAGCCATCTCATCTTGTCCCAAGTATCCCGTGCCTCCTGTCCCACCAACGGGACCGCCACGGCTACCATCACCATTTCCACCACCACGCATCTTGAATGCATGACTGTGGGCAATGCCGTGTACGCCTGTAGCATTTAGAGTGTACATGGGACCACCAACTGTAAACCCATCTCCGTTACCGCCGTTGAGCGGTTGGCGGCCAATAGTGTTCTCAGCAAGAGCAATAGGTTGCACGGCAAGATTAGTGCTTTGGATGTCACCAATATCAAAGCAGTTCAACGTGTTTGCGATACCGTCATCTACCCACGTCTCTTCACCGTCTTTGCATCGAGGGCGTGTACTCTTACGGAAGATGTGCTGTACTAGCGGAACATTACCACCACCTGTACCCATATGGGCAGTCAGCGTCCCACTAGTCTCTGGTTCTTCGATTACCCGACCATCACTAGGATGATGGTTGTACAGAACGCATTGTTGGTTATCACCATTCTTATGGGATGATGCCAGTATGGTTCCTGTTTTCTCCGTAAGATTAAGATTACCTGTTCTGGCTAATGCTGGATTGAAACTTGCAGGGACAAAGAGAGTTGCACCACCATCAATATGCTGGTTTTCCAAACCCATCTTGTCCCCGTAGTGAGCATCTAAGGTTCCTGCGATTCTTGCTGGCCAAGAGCCACCCTCCGCATCAGCGCTTGCTTCAGTACTGGAGGAAGTTTTTTGCCGCGACTTTCGGCTCTTCTGAGGATACCCTCGCAAGCTTTCGGACTCAAATAGTATTTCTCCGGCACGTCTTGAATCTCCACTAATATGTCCGACAAGAAAGACTCGACGGCGGCGCTGGGGGACTCCAAAGTATTGAGCGTCAAGCACTCGGTAGGCCCACCCATACCCGATGTACCCCACCGCCGTGAGGAGGGAACCAAAATCCCTTCCTTCGTGGGATGACAAAACACCGGGTACGTTTTCCCAGACAAAGAATTCTGGCTGATAGTACTCAACCATTGAAACGAAGGTGAGGCTAAGATTTCCTCTGGGGTCATCGAGTCCTTTACGCAATCCTGCAACGGAGAAGGACTGACAAGGGGTTCCTCCGACAATAAGGTCAACTGTATCTCGGTCAAGATTCCACTCCTTAAACTTAGTCATATCTCCAAAATTGGGCACATCCGGAAAGCGTTTTGTTAAACTTTCTGAAGGAAATTTTTCAATCTCCGAATACCCAACTGGAGTCCAACCTAAGTCATGCCAAGCAACTGACGCTGCTTCTATCCCACTGCATACACTTAGGTAACGCATTAGTCGATAAGCCCAAGGGATTGAGCCTTCTTCACAGCACGGGTACGAGCATCCATGCCACTGACGTTCAACTTCCAATACATATTGTCAGCGTGAAACTGGACTGTCCTAAAAGAGATTCCCAGTGCCGCTCCAATCATCTTGGCTGTCCGACCCTTTGCGAGATGCGTCAAAATCTCCAACTCCCGCTCCGACAGCGGATACTGCATTTCTTCTGCCTTTTGCTCTAATTCCATTCTCTTCTCCTTTGTACCTTTTTTGGTACATTGCAAAATTCCGACTGGCCCGCAGTTCATCTTTGAAGAACTCAAGGCTAACACGGTCATCCTCTGTATTAACTACAAAAAACTTCCACGTCTTATCTGTAAGTATCTGCACATACCAGCATTCATACGTGTGCAACGTATCGTCTGTATATGTCCCAGATATATGCTCTAAATGCTTCCCGTTAGGTAGCACACAGTAGGCAAGCAACGCATTAATAATCAATGGTTCATACACTACTGTAGAGAGCATAAATCATTCTATACCTGCATATCTGCGGTCGCAAGTGTCTCCAATGCCATGATGTACAATCCTATTTATGGGTGTTGTAAAAAAATATCAGAATCCTAAAGGTGGATTAAATGCAGCTGGTCGCGCGCACTTTAAAAAGACCGAAGGGTTAAATCTGAAGCCACCCGCACCTAGTCCTAAAACACCCAAGGATGCAGCTCGACGTAAATCGTTCTGTGCTCGGATGGAAGGTATGAAGCGAGTGAATACATCCGCTAAAACTGCCAAAGATCCAAATAGCCGAATCAATAAAAGCCTTCGTGCATGGAACTGTAACTAATGAATAAGAATATCAATCACGCACAATTGTTTATGCGAGACCTTCCAGATATCGAACGGCGTGAGCATGGTCTTAAAAAGGCTCCAACTAAAGCACAAATGCAACAGATGGAGAAGAAGGAACATGGTCTCAAACGTACACCAAGTATGGCTGAGATAATGAAAATTGAAATGAAGGAACATATTAAACCTAACGGCGATGTAGTAATCGGTCGTGGGTTTAAAGGAAGGGCTAGAGCTAAATAATGGGTAGTGGCAAGAAAGATCTGACACCTAGTCAGCAAGCACTAAGTGATGTAAAGCACGTTACTGAGCATGCCGCAGTAGAAAAAGGGATTCATGGTGTTGCTCACGCTATTAGTAAAGCCGGCCCTGCAGCCGCAAAACTAGTGGGTAGCACTGTAGGTAAAGTGCTTCCTATTGTAGGTGGAGGTATTCCAGCCGCAATTAGTGCAGTGATGGGTGACGGAACTCGCGGATCTAACGAACAAGCGGCAATGTACAAAGACCCTGCAATGCAAAAAGCTTTGCAAGATAGAGCCAGACAAGGGCGTATGAAAAATATGATTACAACCAAAATGGCTTCTACGACAGTAAAGAATCCAGCATATTCAGGACAGTCCACTATGGGTAAGGCACTCATGGCTAGTGCAAAGAAACGAGGTTAATTATGGCTAAATCAGTAAAGACAATGTCGCAAATCATGGGCGTTAAGAAGCCTCATCCTGCTGGATGCAAGTGCGCTGGATGCAAGAAGGGTAAGTGCTAATTGTGAGTACATTCCCAACATATAAACAATGGCTTGGCGGACGTGAAAGCACGGACGCTATGAAAAAAGCTTATTTCGCAGCAAAGGACGCATACACTCCCTCTCGACCACCTGGTTCTGGCAGTACTTCACCTACACCATCACGTGGTCCGTGGGGTAAACCGGGGGCTGGTACTCCTAGGCCGGGTGCTGGTATTACTGCCGAACAATCGATGAAAATCAGTGGAGCCGGTTCACGCACTGCATGGAATGCTAGACCATCCGGTGGAACTCCCACTGTGCCTTCTCGTGAGTCAACGATTGACGCACGAATGGCAGAAGCCGCTAAGAAGCTTGCCTCACGTAGAGCTGCAGCCAAACCCGGCATGCCTAAGCCTGACACTAATTTTGGCCGTAACCTAAAAGGCGGCATTGTGGGTGCCGTAGTTACCCACATGCTAGAAGATGCTGGCAAAGCAGGTTCAGCCGCGTTATCAGGTGACTGGAAAGGTGCAATGCAACGTGGACTTGACATAGTTCATCACACACCTCTAGGGTTTGGGCAAAGCGCTGGGGATGCTGCCGCATTTGCAGCTGGGCAAAAAAGCTTTAGGGATGCACCAGATGGAATGCTTGACCGAGTGCTTCATGGCAAGTATTTACCATCTGATAGGTATGCTGGGTCTGAAAAAAAGCCTACTGCCGCACAAATGCCACCTAACCCTATCCCAGCAAACCCCAAGGATAAAGGTCAAAAACCATTAAACCCAGCACCTGACCAACCTAGTTCTATTCCTGATATGGGTAGGCAAGGAAGAGCACAAGGTAAAGCATTGCGTGACCCTGAGTCTTATTTAGGTTCAGCATTTGATGCTACGCTTCGTAAAGGTATTGCCACAGGGCGTAACTATCTGCAAAGCCAAATGAATAAAGATGGACTTGACTCAGATATGCAATCGAAAATCATGGCTCGTTACAACGACAAGATTGCCGGTGATAAGTTGCTAAGTGCCAAAGGTAACGAAGAAGGTCTTGTTGGTGCTATTAACCGCAATGATGCTAATCGGCCAGGTGCAACAGCAGGCCGTGGTGAACGTACTCTTGATGCATATCGACAAGTAAGCCCTCAAGGTAAATATGGCAAGGGTGCACAAGCTTCCGAGATTCAGCGTAAATTTGTAAAGCAGTAAATTTACAAAAACGGAAATGGGGCTTCGGCCCCATTTTTTTATGCCTGTATACTTGTAAGTATGAATTACATCCAAGAGGTCAATGGGAACTACATTGAAAGAGACGGGCGCGTCTATCGTAAGACTCCTCATGGTGAAGCCCTTGTCTGTAGTGCTTTGGTTGATAAAGATGGCGTAAAACGTAGGTGTCGTGCATTGGCTCTTTCTGGGCAGGATTATTGCATGGCACATGGCGGGGCACATTTACGCAAAGCAGAAACACCTCGATACCTTGGGCATCTATTCCAAGCAAACCGCAAACGTTTTAGTAAGGTAGGTAAAGAACTTCTTGAAAAGGTAGATTCTTACCGGGATGACCCAGACCTATTCAGTCTTCGTGATGACACTGCCTACGTGACAGCGTTACTTGACCAACGTGCAGAGGCGGCATCAGAAGGTGTAGGTATTGAGCAGTATCGCAAGATTGAATCTGCGTATAACCTTGCTCGTTCTAAACTAGGGTCACCAGACTTCATCGATGCATTTGAGCAGATAGGTGATTTGCTTAAGGAACGCCTCGATGAGTACGCAGCCAGTAAAGATGTACTTGACCTGATTAACCGCCGCACTGACCTTGTAGAAGCCGAGCAACGCATGATGCAAACAAAGGCCTATACACTGGAAGCAGATCAGGCGTTTATGTTGATAATGCAAATTGTTGAAGTAGTAAAGTCAAGTGTTCGTGATGCCGACGAGCTGACGGCTATTAAATCGGGTATCAACAAACTGCTACGTCAACACAAGCAAGATACAAGCGAAGATATACAAGACGCAGAAATTGTAGAAGATGTCGAACAACCTCAAACGAACAACACCTAAAGAATTTAGACATCTCACTAGTGCTGATAAACCGTTGTCAGTTGCTCTTCTTGAAGCACTCGAAGAGCAAATTGGACAGGTTATAGAGACTGGTGATTACGACTCTGGTCGAGCATTTGCGATTGATGGAGCACAATTGGACTACAAACATTGGTTGAAAACATTTGCTCCACACGCAACGTCGAGTGCACTTGGTGTGCATCACATTCGTGCATGGGAATGGGCTGAGAGTATCAAAGCAGGTGCACCTCCTCCTGCTCTAATTGAGTGTTGGTTCCGTGGTGGTGGAAAGTCTACTACGATGGAACACATTGCAGCTCGTATTGCAGTCAAAGGCTCTCGTCGATTTCTTCTGTATGTATGCTCAACACAGGAAGCTGCTGACCGTCACGTATCGGACATTGCACACACAATGGAACGGTGCGGTATTGAAAGGGCTTTGAACCGATATGGATTCTCTAAAGGATGGAATGCGTCCAAGCTCAGGACTGCCAATGGGTTTAACGTTCTTGCGTTCGGTCTGGACACTGGCGCGCGCGGTGTTAAACTTGATCACCTACGTCCTGATTTCATTATACTTGACGATATTGATGAGCTCGATGATAGCGTTAATCGCGTTGAAAAGAAGATAGCAACTATCACCCAAACTATCCTCCCGGCTAAAAGTACAGACTGTGCAATCGTATTCGTCCAGAATAAGATTCACGCTAACTCAGTTATGGCCCAAGTCCTTAGCGGTGAATTGGATATGCTACAAAACCGTATACAGTCACCTATTGTTCCCGCTATTGAGGATTTGCAGTACGAACCAATTGAGCGTGAGGATGGACGTGTTGGTTACAAGATAACCGGCGGTACGCCCACGTGGGAGCATAAGAACATTGAAGTATGCCAACGTGAGATAGATGACTACGGAATCATTTCATTCCTACGTGAATGCCAGCATGAGGTTGGTGTCGGTGGTATGTTCTTCCCCGACTTTAAAGAATACGACCTACAGGGTAAACCGTGGCACGTTGTCGATAGCGTAGACGTTGCACCGTGGTGGCGTATATGGGCAAGTCACGACTTTGGTACTGGTGCACCAGCAGCTAGTTTAATTTACGCCAGCGACGAAAACGAAGACATATACGTCATTGGCGAATGCTACGAGGCTGGACTTGTATCGTCTCATCAGGCAATGCGATTGCTGGAAGCGTTAGAGAAACGACAGTACGCAACACCTGTAAAGAAGAATGTTCGTGACGGTTTATGGCAGACCCGATTGGAAGCAATTGCTTTTGACTATGCTAATACTTTTCCTCCGGAGAATGTTGAGCAGAGGGTAGGTGAATATCCAGTAGAAGTGTGGTGGAAACGAGGACTCCCAGCGGTACGTGCTGTAAAAGACCGTAAGGCTGGATGGAGGAGATTAAAGGAATGGCTTGTTGCAAGTCGTGTGAAAGAAGGGAATATAGTTCCAAGATTCCGCATAGTACGTGGAGCATGCCCCAATCTTATCCGTGAACTCAAAGGTGCAATGGCTAACCCTAAAGACCCGGAAGACCTTGATCCAGGTACTAAGAGCGACCACGCTCTGGATAGTCTTCGGTATGGAGTTATGTGGCGTGAATACCCTGTTCAATGCCCTCACACCAACGCTAAGTCAAACCGGCCTCATTGGCTTGGTAGTAGCGAGGAAGACAAGTTCGTATGAGTGCCAGTGATATCATTCTGTATCTGTTGTTAGCAGGTATTCTCGTGTTTTTAGGATTAATAACATGGGAATTGCGGTGGTGGAGACAAATGCACGACGAACTACAGGCGTTTATACGCAAGGATGACAGGTACTTGTAATGGCAATTCAATTTCCACGATTTGGCAAGAAGAGACCTACCCTGACATCTAGTATGTACAACCTTTCTACGGCTGTGCCTATGGAGCCACCCGGAATGGCGGAAATCCAACAAAGCATTACTGCTTTAAAGATGCCAGACAACACAGGAACTAAAGGGTCATTTGATGTAGGCGATTTACGTCTTACTGACAAAGATGACCTTACCCTTGACCACGATGCCAATAAGTGGGAAGTTGACCCAAAAGAACAACCTGAAGAAGCAACACGTGTAGTCAATTACGTCAAGGAACAATTTGATACTGCTTACCGCGCCCGTCAGGAAATGGAACTTGAATGGGCACAAGCGCTTGCATTCTTTGAAGGCCGGCAATGGTTCCGCATCAACAGCCAGACACGTAACCTTGTCCAACTACAAAACCCAGCAGAGCCAAACCGCTATGTAACGGTCAATAAGATGCGGCCGCTTATTGATGGTGTTGTTGGTAAGTTGACGCAAGTTGCACCTGACGCAAGAGCTGTCCCGCTATCACAGAATCCAAAAGACCAAGCCGCTGCCGACGAAGCAAACTTTATTGCTGGCCATTACACACGTAAGTTTGACCGAGAGACTCAGACTAAGGAACGTGTTCGTTGGGCGTGTATTACTGGCACTAGCTTTGTAAAGATTTACTGGAAAGCCAACGCCGACATTATTGTCCCTAAGATGTCTATTGACGATGGTTCAATCAAAGGCTACGAATCTCTACCGCTGGGAGATGTTGAAGAAGAAATCATTCCATGTTTCAACATGATGATTGACCCTACGGCACAAAGAGATGCTGACGTACGCTGGATGATTCATGCATCCATTAAGCCACTGAGTTGGTTTACGGACAACTATGGAGAAGCCGGTAAGGCAGTATCCCCAGATGCTATTGCTGGTCAAAACGCAGGTTATGTTGACGCATATCTTGAAGGTGCTAACGGCTCCGGTAACGGCTGGGTTCAACCGTCGAGTGCACGTCTCAACAACATTGATAGCCGCAAGCACTGTGCTATCGTTTATGAATACTGGGAACGACCAACTGCACAGTACGAAAATGGACGCTACATCGTAAGCACTAACCGTGCTTTGTTGTACGCTGGAGACTGGCCATACAAGAAGAAGGACACATTCCCATTCATCCCACTTCGATGGCAACCTCGATCAGGCACACCTTATGGACATAGCCTATGCTTTGACCTATGCCCACTGCAACAGACATACAACCGCATCTATAGTCGTTGGCTAGAGCAGTTTGAGACCAACAAAGACTACTTGATGATTGAGCGTTTGTCCCGTGTTGGAGCGGATGCGTTCGATAAAGCCGGTGATGACCTCGATGACAATAGTCGCATTTACCGAAAGGTTTACTACGACCGTGGTGCACATCCACCACAAATCATGCGCGCACCCGGAATTTCACAAGACTTAATTCCGTTTATGCAGTCCCTTGAAAAGGACATGGCAGATATTGCTGGTCTACATGATGTGAGCCAAGGGCAAGCACCGGCTGGAACACCTGCTGAGGCGGTGACATTACTGCAACGTGCAGATAACACGCAACATAGTTACATCCGTGCAGATATTGAAATCTCTATTAGCAAAATCAAAGAGTGGGAAATTGCACTAGTAGAACAGTATGCAATCACTCCATTCATCGGCTCTGTTGATGACCAAATCAATCCACGTAACGAAATCAAACAGGGTGTTATTACATTTGACCAGATTCGTGAAGGTGGTCAATTCCGTATCGTCTATGTTCCCGGAAGTTCGATGCACGATACTCCAGAACAGAAGATGCAGAAGATTCTTCTATTGCGTCAGATGGGTCTGTTTGGTGACCCGCAAGATGCTGATACCAATGCACTTGCAGTCAAGATGCTTCAACTACCGGAAACATCTGACATTCTTGAGGTTCTTGGCTTGTACAAGATGAAGCAAGAGCAGATGCAACAGCAAGCAATGGAACTACAGCAACAACAGATTCAGGCACAGATGGCTCCAAAACAGGAAGCGTTCAACCCTGAGGCTGAGCAAATGCGGTCGCAACTCGACCTGCAAAAACAACTAGCATTACAGGAAGCCAAGACTCAAGGTGACCTGATGAAGATTCAAGCACAGACGGCAGCTGCTGGTGAGCAATATGCTCAAAAGCATGTAGCCGACATTGCTAACAGTGTGATCTCTGGAACAGATCGCAACACACCCAAACCACCTAGTGGTAAATCAACGAAAAGTGGTGTGCTAAAATAAAAGGAGAACTCTTTAATGCCTGAAGAGATGGTGACACGAACCACTGATTCACCAGCAGTGGATTCTGGCGATATGGGGTTAGGTAACGCAGTAACAGACTTTATTCGGGAAAACGCCGGTCCCGATGATAACTCACAATGGGCGACAAGTGAGCTTGCAGGTCAAGATGCGGAATATGGTGGTTATGATTCTTCGGAACCAGATTACACGGATGTTGTAGATGACATTCTTGGAGTCCAGTCGAATAACTATGACCAATATCAGGCGGAGCCTACCACTCCTCAACCTGTTCCATATGAGCGCTTTCGTGAGGTAAACGAACGTGCTCGAGCGGCTGACGAACTCGAAACAAAACTCAACCGTTGGGGTCGAGTCATTGAACAATTCGAGCAACAGGGATATCAGTCAGCGGATGACATTGATCGAGTCATGGAGCAGCAACAACAAACTGCTTATGAAAATCAAATCCGCCAACGATATCAACAGTTAGCTGATTCGCAGATTATTGATCCAGCTGTTGCTCAGATGCAGCAAGAGGCAGAGATTGCCAAATACCGCTACGAGCAACAGATGTCTCAAGTTCAGGGATATATGTTGATGCAGCAACGTGATGTTGCAGTACAGCAATTTCCACTGGCACAACGCGCACCAGGTTTGGTGGACAACTTGATTCAGGCGGGTTTCGACCCAATGGAAGCAGCTCAAGCAGTTCACGAACAGGTTCGCACAATCGCACAGTCTTTGGCTCCTGAGATTGCAAGTCGAATGAATCAAGGTAAACGCGCTCCACAACCTATGGGCAATGGACAAACCGCAAGGTCTGCTCCTACCGGCGGTGGCAACGGGCAGCAGCGTACAAGTCTTGGTTCTCTACTAGGCATTACCAGAGGCCGTGGAACTCTATAAGGAATAGAACAAAATGGCAATTGCAGCTGGTGCAGTCCTGCTTGATACACAGGCTATGACCCTTGCCGATCAGGCAATCATCTCGAATGACCCTCTCGTAAAAGAAATTACGAAGGCTCTACACAAAACGTGGAATGCTCTTAAGGACATCCCGCTGACCACGTCTCCATCGCTTCGACAGGTTGGTGTTCGCTTTACTAACCAAGCTGGCTCTCTTCCAACAATTAACTGGGCAACAGTTAACGAAGAACCAACGGTTTCTAAAGGTAAGCCAAAGCAGTACGAAGAATCCATGTATCTTGTCCGTAACAAGATTCAGATTGACCACGTACTCCTCGATCAGCCGAACAACATCGTAGATCCGATTGAGGCTCAGGTTCAGATTTTTATGGAAGCATTTGCATATGACTTCAATACGAAGTTCATTTCGAATGACCCAACCTCTGCAACTGGTGATGCTGACTGTTTCCCTGGCCTTCGCTACCGCTTGGCAAATCCTGATCAGTTTGACATCCCTGGTGAAATGTCTGTTAACGGTAACGGTGTTGACCTCCTAACGGCTGGTACTGCATCTGCACAGGCAAACAACCTCATGGCGTACCTCCAGCAGTTGCTTGACAACATGAACAGCCCAGATGGTGACGGCGTTACCCTTTATGTATCGGAGCTTATGAAGCGCCGTATTGAATGGGCTATCCGTGCAATGGGTATTGGTGCTGGTTTTGATATCACCAAGGACTCGTTTGACCGTCCTGTTGAAAAGTACAAGGCCGCAACAATTCGTTCCGTTGGTCGTAAGGCTGATGGTGTGACTCCTGTACTTAGCAACGAAACCGCAGCTGGTGTTGAAACATCATCCGCTACTGGGCTTCAGTCCATCTACGCTGTTCGCTATGGCAATGGCTACTGTACTGGTTGGCAGAGTGGACCATTCAAGCCAACGTACCTTGGTCTCAGCAAGGAAAACGGCGTTCTTCACAACATCGTCTTCGATTGGGGCGTAGGTATGTGGGTTCCACACGTACGTGCTATCGGTCGTGTTTACAACATCAAGGTAGCGTAAGGAAGGTAAGTTATGGCAAGAGATTTTCTGCTTCAGTTCGGTAGTTTTGCTGGTGGCGCGGCTATTGCACACGCGGCAGCACAAACTAGCGCTGCACTGACAATTGAACCACTTGTAGGCGGTGGACGTAGGAATCTACTCGTTCGCTTCAATGTTGGGCAAACAGCAACTGGTGGTACTGCACCGGCAACTATTCGCTGGAACTTTGCGGTACAGATTTCCAAAGACAATTCAACTTGGACAACTGTATCTGCAAACCCATCCGATGCAGCCGCTTTGGTTACTACGGTTACATCAACGGTTCCTGCTGACCAGTCAATTCAGTATTTCCTAGATGTTATTACACCCAACGCTTATGTTGATGCCAGTAACGTAGTACAGGATAACTACAAGTACATTCGTGTACAGGCTACTCCTACAATGGGAACAGGTGCGACACTCAACTGTACTCTTAGTGCAGCTATCGTGTCTGGACGTGACGGAGCCTACTCGTAATGACTAGAGGCGAGATCAAGCGGAGAATACGTCTTTTGGGACGGCATTACTTTGGTTCTGATTCAGACCAAGACCCGTTTGGTCTCGACCTCCTCATTATTGAGGTTGCTAATCAGATTGCTAGGGCAACTGACTGCTTTACAGGCAGAAGGTATCTTGACCTAGTTGCTGATACTTCTGAGTATTGTGCTCCCGATATCTACCGTGTTCGTAACGTTCAAGTTAAAAACACTGGTGGGAATTGGGAGCGCATGCGCATTTTTGATGCTTATAACCGCAAGGTAGACATGGTCCGCAATGACGGGTCATCCGCATATCCAACGCTTGCTGTATTCACTGGTATGAACAAGGTGTCCGTATATCCACCACCAGCATCAGCAATCACAGAAGGATTAATGCTTGAGGGTTACGCTATTCCCGGTGATTACTGGCAATACGATGTAAACGGCAATGCACAGACAATGACGGACGCTACAGAATGTCCTCTTCCTGATATTGCCCATGATTGTCTTGTTTATGGTGTTCTGGCACAGCGAGCAATGCAATCCAAAGACGCTGACGGTTTTCAGATGTATCAGGCTCAATATGTAGACCGACTAGGTATGGTTGAGTCATATGCAGCCACGTACGCACGGAGAGCAGTGTAATGGCACAGACAATCGCACAACTCCGTAAGGAAGTTTATAAACTTCTCAACGAAGCAACAAACACAACTCTTGGTGCTGTAAGCTCCGGCACTGGAACAATTGCTGTCGGCAATGAAAGTGATGCGACCATCAATCAGTTTTTGATGGAAGCCATAGCAGAGATGTGCAGAACGTGCGTTGCAGTTCCAGCATCTGGAACACTCTCGTATGGTGCTAATACACGTACAGCATTTCTTAGTGCTGTATCTGTCACAAACCCAACGTCTGGAGCGATATGGTTTCCAACAGACGTTTATATTGGTGGCACACGTCTTATCCACGCTTCTGAATCAAGTGTACGGGCTAATGACCTTTTGTACGCTAGTACTGTAACGACATTAGAAGCAAACGTGCAGTATTGGTATCGTCACGACAACTACGCTATTAGTCTGTACCCATACAACTCAACGTCATCTATGTCAGCAACCGTATATGGTTATGGTGTGCCTAACGTAGACCTCAGTGGTATTGCTGGTACGGATGACCTCAAGTCTTATTCGTTTATCCCCGATGATTTACTTAGGCAGACTATCCCCGCTTATGCGGCCGTAAAACTGGTAATGAAGAATATCGATGACCCAACACTCGTAGACAGGTTGTCATGGCGCAACTGGTATAACGAAGGTCGAATGAAGTTGTATTTGCAATTAGATGCAGGACTCAAACAAGCAGGTGGTCCGTTTGCGGTTCCGCCTGTTATAGGGCAAGGTTAATGAACATTGCATGGGGTCGCTTAATTCTAATTGCAATAGCCGCATTCATGGCTTCAGCTGCACCAGAATTCGACGCTGCATGGAAACAATTACATATTGCCGATGATGCAACATATGGAACGGTGACTAAAGCCCTACTTCTTTCTGGCATAGAAGGACTCCGTGCTGGTATACCCGCTATGACAACCGCGTTGATTGCTTTCTTTATGAGACAAGATAGCACTCTGCCTGTCTTTTCGGCAAAACTCCCGGAGGTAACTAGAGTCAGTGAAACGACGAGGGACATCGATGGATAAGTTGCATCTCGACTGGAATCAACTTCTTGCAGGTTTTATTGGTGCTGTTATCGGTACAGACTGGCCGAAGGTAAAGACAGTTATCCAAGGAATCATTACGGTGCTTTCTGGCACTGCATCGGCAATATACTTGACTCCGCTTGTTGCAAGACAACTTGGATGGGACAAACCACATGAGATGATTGGTTTGTCATTCTTGCTCGGTACATTGGGGCTTCGAACCGTACAAGCATTCAACACAATTATTGAGAAGACTCTTAAAAAGGTAAGTGAATGACTTACTCCGAATCAGCACAGCTACTAAGAGTTGACGAGATGCCTGATGGCCGTGTGATTCTTTGGTGGAATGAAACAGAGTCGTTGAACTTTGAAAACGACCAATTATTCCAAGATTACTGCAACTCATTAATACCCAACATTAAAATGCTATTACGCACACTGTTGATTATGGACTATTCGGAACAGCGTGTTGATGGCAAAACGGCATCGTTGTCTATTAGTGATCCAGACAACGTATGGGTAACAGCAGAATGATAATCAATCCATTAGGTCGTTATCAAAATGCGTACCAAACAGCATTTTCGTATTCCGCGTTTACGTTTACAGCTGCAAGTCAATATGTAATTCAAATATTTACTGCGGAAGAAGACATGACCATCACTCAATTTGGCATGTGCGTATCCGGATCTTCTGGAACTCCACCGATACGAATTGCTATGTATCAGTACGTAAAAGGGTTATCTATACCAAATCCACCAACGACTAAAACATACACTGACGCAAACCCTGTTAGTACACCGTCTGGTATTACTACGCCTACCTTTACATGGTGGAACCTCACAACACCTCAGACAATAGTGCGAGGGACAACATATGCAATAGGTATTGAGTCGTATGGCACATGGTCTGGCAGTTTATCGGTTGTTCAGAATCAAGATCAAAGTAAACGTGACTATACATTAATATCTGGGCAGCCATTTTCACGCACGAGTTCCACTAATGACCAATACTCGTTTAGATGGGGTATTGCATCAACGACAAAAACTTATGGATACCCAGTCCAGACTAGTGGTTCTGAAAACATAGGTAGTTTTTCTACAAACACATTTAGTGGCAACTCATTTATAATCCCCACTTCAATGGGTGCTAGTTGCACATTAGAAGGCATCCTGGCCCCAATAGCTCAAAACGCAAACTTTGTCAACGCAACACTCAGGTTGTATAACGCCACGTCATATCCACCTACGCTAATAACTTCTAGGACATTATCTGATGGAGGTGTACCATCAGCATTGAATGCGTACTATCAAAACCAAGGTGGTCAAGTGTACTTACCATTCACCACACCTCAAATATTAACAACTGGGGTCAAATATTTAGTTGGTATACAGAACACCGGAGATGCTTTCGCTGTAGGTAAATTTACATATGCACGAGCGCAGGACGCTAACTGCCTCAGCGATGTGCAAACGTATGGCGTTAATGGAGACATAACAGCAAACACATGGACTGAGTCCGGTACGATCAGATATGTGATTGGATTGGATGTGTCCTCGTTTACGCAAGGAAGTGGCCCAACTCCACCTAGCACATTGACGGCGGCCCCTCGGTATACAATAAACCCAGGTATTAATTAATGCAGAAGCTCAAACAGAACGAAACAACAGCAACATACAGACGTATCTATATGTTTCTGGCTTCCTCTGCTGACGGATACACCCCTGTAACTTCATTAGTTGGTGCTACCGTAAACCTGTTTAAGAATGGTGTAGCATTTTCATCACAACCAACTACACCTGCTTCATTGACACACATAAGTCAGGGGCATTGGTATTACGAGATACCGCAAAGTTATCTTTCAGACCTTGGTATTCTTACGCTTACGGTTCAAGATACGAACATACGACCAGTTGTCCTTATGGGTGAAGTAGTCGATTACAACTGGTATTCATCGACAGGTGCAACCGCACAACAAGTTTGGGAGTATGCAGATAGGCAACTCACTGCGTCCCTCGATCCGACTGCTACGCAGATATGGGCAGCTGCAACTAGGACGCTTACCAATGGTGCTATTACCAACTCAACTATTGCTAATAACGCTATTGTTCTAAGGCTTGCTAATGATGCTCTTCCATCTAACGCTAGGTTCACGACTTACGACACGTTTAGTGGTTACCCGTTGCTATCGCAATCCGCACAGCATCAAGTATCGATAACTGGTGCTCATCACGCAGCCGCAGACGTACATGAATTCCAACCAGACGTTATTACGAACACTGCAACGGATGTCAGTTTTGTAACTGAAATGGTCAATGCTATATGGGATGAACTGACTACAGGACACAACGTAGTTAACTCGTTTGGCAAGCTCCTTAAAGACTTGCGGTTATCTACATATGTAACTAGTGGGCTTGTTACGTCCGCTGTAAGTCCTACTGCTGATGTTTTTTCCACAAACTTAGTAGCCCTTGATGGTACATATGATCATCAAACTTTACTATTTATAACCGGTGACTTGGCGGGTGAATCTAAGCCCGTATTATCCTCCTTGCAATCTTCTGGTCAAATAACTTCTGAAGAAGCATTTACTGGTATTCCGCAAGTTGGCGATGAGTTTTACATTCTTCCAACTCATGTTCATGCTATCGAGTCTATAGCAGACGGAATACTAAGCCGATTACTAGATAGTTCAGGTAGTAGCAATGATGTATTTAATGAACGCACTGTTCGATCCGCACTACGAGCAATGCGTAACAAAGTAATAGTTAGTAGTGGGAATATATCTGTGTATAAAGAAGATGATTCTACAGCAGCTTGGGAAGGCACAGTTAGTAACATTACTGATGTCACGGTAAATCCGGATGGTGGAGCATGACACAACTAGAATGTACTTTTGCCGGGCAAGATGCTGGCGGTGTATGGATGCTTATCTTTTCGGATGGTAACGGTATTGAGTTTCCAGACGAAAGTTCGTTTGCTCAATACTGCGATGAGTCGTTTATAGACGTTATTGCAGTTGAGTCATTACGGCGTGTTACGGCAGCCCGTAAATACAACCAACAAATAGCATCTGTAACGTTTGATATTAATGATCCTAATGGCAATTTACTGAAGGTGAATTAATGGCAGACTTTAAATTTACATACCCAGAAATACCAATGCCTTACAACGGCGCACCTGCATTTCAAACACATCCACTTGATGCTGAAACAGATAGATCTGCTGTTGTGTTTCGTGCGTGGGAACCTATGACAGTGACTACTGTGTCATTTAGGCAAGGTACGGTTACGGGAGGACCGGATGTATTACGGGTTGGATTACAAGAAGTTGATGTAACAACTGGACTACCAAACGGAACCTGGTTAGGAGGTGTTAGTAATTACGGAACTGTGTCTGGAACATCTCTTGCCACTGGATGGAATACAGGTAATAACAACTCCTTCCTAACGCGCACATTACCAACGTCTGTAACTTTAACTCGTGGACAGACAGTTGCTCTTGTTTTAGATCCAGTTGCGGACGGAAGTGGAAATGGTTGGGATGCGTCTGACTTAGTAAACATTTCACGTTCAATGACAACATCTCACGGATTCCGTGGCCCTTATGTTGTCGATAATGCAGCCAAGGGTACTGTCCAGAATCCCGTTTTTAAAATAAGCACTAGTACAAAGTCTTATGGATTACCTATTGAGACCGTAACATCTCGGAGCGTTGGTACTGGCACAAGCCCAGCTGTTAACGAGTGGGGTAATAGATTCAGAATACCAACCACTGTATGTTCAACATACAAAATTGAAGGTGTCCGAATAGGTGGTGTGCCTTCTTCTGCTGACTGGCGTTTACGGTTGTATGACACTGATGGAACAACAGTTCTACAAGAAGTACTTGTAGACAAAGATGAATTAAATCTTGGTACTGCTTATGTTGCGAACATTTATTGGGAAGATGCTACGCTCGCAACATTGAATGCAGGTAGTTATTATCGCATTGCATTTGCGCCAACAACTGCAACTGCTACTGGTGCTATGTATGCATTTGATTTAGATGCAGCTCTTGACCGAGGGTGTTTTGTTGGTGATCCAGCTGATATATCTGCAACAGAACGCAGAGATCCGGGAGCATGGACAGAGACAGATACACGCATCTGGGCAATGCAAGCACTAATATGTGATATTACTGCGCCGGTTGGCGGTGGCGGTTTGGCAGCTAATCCGTTAGCGGGGTATGTACGATGAGTAAATATATCGGAGACTTCAGTAAGAATGACACTATCACCTTTATGTTTACGACATTTAGGCCATCAACAGGTGCGCCTTTCCTTTTGGCAGGAACGCCTGTTGTGTCTGTATACAAGGATAACAACACAACTCAGGATACGGCGGGAGTTACACTTACAACTAACTATGATGCTGTAACAGGATTAAACTTTGTTTCTATTAGTACAAGTGGAGCATTCTATGTTGATGGCTCATCATATGAGTGCGTTATTACTACAGGAACTGTTGATTCTGTAAGTGTTGTTGGTTCGTGTGTCGGGCGTTTTACAATGCGTGATCAAGCCTGTTTATATCCAACGACATCCGGTCGCACACTTGATGTTAGCACTGGTGGTGAGGCTGGCGTTGACTTGGCAAACGTTGGTTCGCCAACCACAACGCTTGCATTGACAGGTACTACTATCTCGACATCTCAACAAGTAGCATCTGTGTCGGGGTCAGTCGGATCAGTTGCGTCCGGCGGTATTACAGCAACTTCTATCGCTACAGGTGCTATTGATGCGGACGCACTTGCAACAGATGCCGTTGATGAAATTGCAGACGGCATACTTAATCGCAACATTGCTGGTGGAAGCAGCTCAGGACGCTTGGTGAAAGATGCGTTCCGTGCTATCCGTAATAAGTCAGTCGTATCCGCAGGAACATTGACTGTCTACCAGGAGGATGACACTACATCAGCTTGGACTGCTACTGTCGGTTCTGACCCAACCGCAGAGCCTATAATAAGTATTGACCCTGCATAGGAGGAATTATGTCAGCATTTTCGAACTACTTGGAAGACAAGATTATTGGATGGGCGTTTAATAACACGGCATTCCCTACACAGCTTGCCACTGTTTATGTGTCACTACATACTGCCGACCCAGCAGATACTGGAGCAAATGAAGTTGTAGTAGGTGCAACTAACTACGCTCGCATTGCGGTTGCCGCGGCAGGATGGACTAAAACTACAGCAGGTACTGCAAGTGCTACAAATAATGCAGATATTACATTTCCTGCAACAGGCACTGTCACTTGGAGTGCAACGACTGGTAGTGGTATTACCCATGTTGGGATTTGGGATTCTGCAATTGGTGGCACTAATAACTTTTTATTCGGTGGTGCGTTGTCATCTTCAAAGCTTGTAGCGGTTGGTGACGTGTTTAAATTCACTAACGGTAACTTGACTATTAGTGTGACCTAATGGCTACAAACCCACAGGGTTATCGTTCGTGGTGGGGTAAGTGGGCTTTTGGTAAGGCCAACCCCACAGGTGTCATATCAGCCAGTGCATCGCTTGTTGCACTGGCTTCAATTGCTTCAGTTGGCATAACAGAGAAGCAAGCGTCTTCTGCAATATCAGGCGTTGCAACCGTTACATCGGTAGGTACACCGAATAAGATTGGTCTATCGTCCATATCGGGCGTTGGTTCCATAGCAGCCACGGGTCAACTCAATAAGGTTAGCTCTGCTTCAATCAATGGTGTTGCAAGTGTAACGTCAGACGCAACACTTACACTTGTAGGTGCATCATCTCTTACTGGTGTTGCTTCTATATCAGCTGTTGGTCAACCCAATAAACTAGCATCATCCGCTATATCTGGTGTTGCATCCATCACTTCAACTGGTGTAACTCAAGAGTTAGGTATTGCTTCTCTTTCTGGCATTGCGTCCATCACGGCTGTTGGCACACCTAACAAGTTTGGAGCAGCTTCCTTTAGCGGTGTGGCTACGATCTCGGCAACCGCACTTGTCACGTCCACATCAACAGCAAACGCTGACTTGTTCGGTGTTGCTTCTATATCCGCAAGTGCGGTCAAGCAACTTAATGGAGTAAGTAGTATCAGTGGTGTAGCGTCCATTACAGCCAATGGCACTACATCCACAATAGCTCAGGCCACCGCAAACCTTATTGGTATTGCTAGTCTTACTGCTGATGCTACTGTTGGGTCATCAGTTACAGGATCTGCAAGTCTAATTGGTGTTGCATACATATCTTTAGTAGGCACTCCAGTAAAGATTGGTGCATCGTCTCTTATTGGCGTTGCAACATTATCTGCTCTGCTTTCAGAAGAGCATCAGGCAACGTCATCCATTGTCGGCGTTGGATCAATAACTAGTACTGGCATCATCGAAAAACAAGTTGACGCTAGTATTACTGGTGTTGCTACCATCACTGGTACAGGACAACGTACTGCCACTGTCTCATCCTCTATTACCGGCGTTGCAACTATTGGAGCAACTGGCAACGTCATTATTGATGCTGGCGCACCTAATCCACCTGGTGTAAAAACTACACTTACTGGTATTGCGACTATCACTGCTACCGCTACATCTGGTGCAGTCGAACTCTGCGAATGCCCACCATGGGTTACTAAGCAAGAAACTGTATGTGGTTGGTTAGAGTCACCTACGCTTGGCTATACAACGACTGGTGGCTCTGAAAAGGTATTCCCATTCACATTACCCGTATTCCGATGGTATGACCTATCTACATCTGGTGGCGGTGGTACATCTACGTTTGACCCCGGCTACACTGAGCCAGTGACGCTTCAGGATAATGCAGTACGGGATAATAGTTTGTCAGACACGTCAGTAACTCCAATGACGTTGCCAAGATTGTTCTCACGTAAAGGTTGCGGATAATGCCAGATACAACACGAAGTGCCCAAGCTGTAAGGCAAACATATACGTTTGGTGACCGACGATTTATCGGCATCAATACGAACATACAGCCAAACAACTTAGAGGATGGTTATCTACAGGTTGCTGATAATGTCTGGAATGATGGTGGTGCACTAGTAACTCGTCCGGGCTATCAGGCTCAATTAGATACCGCACACGCCGGTGAAATCCATGCAATGATTTCCTACCGCCGCCCAGACAACACGGCTACAGACATTATCTACGCAGTAGGAAACAGTAGTACATCTACGTCAACTATTTATCGGTATACAAAAGACACTCCTACGCCCGTGTCACTAGGAAGTATTACTGGCTATGCGCCTAACGTGCGTATGGTTCAGCACGGCAAGTACATCTACGGCGTACCGGGTGTAGGCGGTGGTAGTTTATTCCGATATGACGGTACAAACCTTGAGTCGTTACCGCTTGTAAAGGCTCCATATAAAGATGGGTTAAATCTGATAACGCCAGCAGCTTCCGTTCTGACTAATCCTATCAAGTCAATCACAGCCGGATCAGATATCAATAACACACCATCCGCTGGTGCGTTTGGTATGGCGTTCAGTAATCCTACAACTGGTATCTATGACCTTATTACAGGCACTAGTACTACTACTGGTTATACATTCGAATCTGACACTGATAACAGTAACCCAAGTTCTACTACGTGGACATCGGCGGGTAGTCCGACAGTAAAGCAATATACAAACATCGACGCAGCCTTGGCTGGTGGTGAGAAGATTGCAAATTACCCAACTCAAACTGGTAACAAAGCGTTGCTTCTCGACGGTGGTTCGGATGCTGTCACTAAGTCGATTACAACCCTGCCATCCTACACGTTTGACGGCTCAACAAAAACGGCCGCACTATATTCACTTAACTGTTTGATGTACAACAATGACACGTTGGACTCGAGGCGTAATCAAGGTGTGCTTATCACGGTAACTGGATACGCAAGTAGTACTCCAATTCCGGGTGCAGTGTTTACGCAGGTGGTTAATCCAACAGTCGCACAATCTACGACCGACTGGAAAGTAGTCAGTGCTATTATTGATTTCCGTGCATTCCAAGGAAACCTCACACGAATTGATGTAAAGTTCCAGACTGCAAACCAAGCACAATCAACAACTGCTGATAGTAAAGGTGTCTTTGTTGACAACATTGGGTTTTACGCAGTCCTGTCGGATATGTCTTACACAACCGGAGATGTGACTGATGGGCTAGGCTTAGTAAAAATCAAAGCCAAACAACAGAATACAAACTTGCAACCGAGTCACGCAGGATATCTCCGTGGAACTGCGTTACAGGTAACCGTATCCAGTGACTTGTCATCTAAAGACACAGTTAGTATGCGTATGGATTTTCCGGAGCAATACAAAACCAATCTACCTTACATGAGTCTGGGGTTGCGCAATACCGGAACAACGACGATTAACTGGACTGGTTACGGTATATACGATACTGCCAAAGGTTATATGAGTTGGAGGATATACGGCATCCCACCGGCTCAACGAAACAATGTTCAGTATGTCTATGTGCGTATGGAATCTGAGTATGAAGGCGTTACTCACGATACGTTATTGTTCTCAATAGGTGAGCTTACTACTGATGGTGGTCTTACTCCAGAGACAACATATGAGTACATCTACACTAAGTGGTACGCAAAGGACAACACAGGTAAGCCTCCATACTTCCATGAAGGTGATGTCTGGCAACAAGGTCTTGAGTCACTGCCAAGTGCTGTATCGAACAGTGCTGTAACAACAGCTGCATTCAGTAAGGTATCCGTTGTCTTAAACCCTCGAGAATCAAGTACTGGTATTCCACTCAATCAGGTTTACGACACATATAGCATTGCCTCTGTGACAACTGCTGGTGAAACAATCACTCAGTTCGTACCAGCGTCTAATCAGAAGTTCGTTATGTCGGCAACTACAGGAAACCTTGTATATGTCGATGTATCCAACGTTACTAGAACTCTAAGTATTGCTACTGCTTACACTCCAGTGACTATTCCTAGTGGGCAGGAGATAAAAACAGTAACGTCATTTGCTGGTACATTCCCGGTTTGGATACAACACACTGCGTCTTACGGTGCTAGTGCGTATGAATACAGCCACCTCTGCGTATATCGTCGAGCACAAGGCGTATTTCCAGATGGTCGCTTTAGGTTAGTCGCTGTCGTTCCGATAGGTGCTAGTTCATCGGGCAAGGGTTGGACATCGACGGTCAACACAGTTTCTACGTGGAAAGAAATTACATTCAATGACTCCGTTCCAGATGGTGACATCTTCTATGAAGCTGGTCCTTACGATCCCGGATATTACTTCGAGCCGGGGCGCGATGTTATGCCTGTTGGGGCATCGAGTATAGCAACGCATACCAAGCGGTTGTGGGTGGCGGTCAATAACACAGTCTATGCATCTTGGATTCTAAATGCTCTCGATGAATATGGGATGTACACAACGTTAGTCCCAGATACATCCGACCCAAACATCTACACTAAGGGCACTTCGTTTACAGTATCTACTAAGAATGACAATGAAAAGATAGCTGCACTGTTGTCCTATGCAGGTGATGGGATGTTTGTAAACAACACAACATCTGCATCGTTGTTAGTACTCAGAGAAAACAGTGTTCTACCAATTCTTGGTTTTGACCCAACAAACTTTACTATCCAGTCAATGGTTCGTGAATACGGCATTGGTTGTACAAGTCCTAAAGGTACTGCATCGTTCTATGGTCAAATGCTGTGGCAATCCCCGCAAGGCATGGTGCAGTTCAATGAAGGGCTACCTGTCAACAGAAGTTTTGAACTACGCAAACTGCTCTCACTAGACAAAACTAACGGAGCTCCTGATCTAACTCCGAGTGCGTATAGAAACATCTTCTATGCGACTCACAATCAAAGATTATATATTTTTGCACCGACTGTCACAGATACTCTCAATACGGCGATATATGTATATGACCTCAAAACGCAGGGGTGGACGCGCTGGCGTTCTCCCCTAAGCGGTTCGACATACATAGGTTTCACATCTGGTGTTAGCCTTGCTACTGGTAATGACACAGCAGACTTCTACGCTGGTGGTAGCAATGGACAGATATATAGATTACTTGGACACGTTGATCGTCTCACACTCAATGGTGCTGTCCAAGGTATTCCTTATTCAATTGTAACTAGGCAATACGGTCAGACATATGCTGAGGGCATTGCCTATTACAACCAGAATCGTGTAACTCAACTTGATGTACATTACTGGAATATCAAACCTACGTTAGTTGTAACAACGTCTACTGGCACAGACATTACAGCCAACAACGACTTCACCGCTGGTGACACTATTGTTTTCAATACGACGATAGGTGCATTGACGGCTGGAACGACTTATTACGTTATTGCAGCTGGCTTGACTCGTAATACATTCCGAGTAGCAACAGCCTCTGGCGGTACAGCAATTACCATCGGTACTGCTGGTAATGTTGTTGCAACATACGGTTTTGACCACACGTTGTCTTGGCAGATACAGAATGAACTAGGTGTACCAGTGTTTACTCCGAACGCTACGAGCCAATCATTTACATTTACATCTGGAATCAACAAAACGGTTGCTATACGGAATATAAACAGGGATACGTTGGCAACAGTAACACAGGTTAATCTGTCTGGTACTACAAAGACACCCGCTCGAATCATGTCTACGCACGTGCATTCGGCTGATGCGAGAATAGCGAGAGTCTAATGGCAACAGCAACACCAGTAACACCACCAGAATCGACAGGCGGAGGCTCCACAGGCGCGTCAAAAGTATTCATTGACAATACGCCGATAACACCTGGTGGTTCAGTTGAGGTTTACAACTACACGCTTAGTCGGCAGATTAACGTGACTGCGACGAAAACTATAGGTGACTACAACAGCATACTTGTATGTGATGCATCATCGGCTGCGATTGTATTGACATTCCCATCTGGCAAAGCTGCAGTTGGTAAGATGTTAATAGTTGCAAAAACGGATTCTACTGGTAACTCAGTGACTATCAGTGCGATATCCGGCGAAACAATCTTTGCTCCCGCTGGATTCAGTGGGCTAACAACGCAATACGCAACAGTGACATTTGTAGGTGTCGTTGTTGGTACTACTGGTGGATGGATGAAGGTGGACTAATGCCTAATAATCAAGTTGCTAATGGAATGCAGGGTAGAGTTGCAGGTCCGACAGGACAGTTTGCTGGTGTACAACGTGCACTCGGCTCACCTGCTGGACGCTTAGGTACGCAAGCCCTTATGGGTATGCTCAATGGTCAAAATCCCGGACAAGCCGCAATGGGTGCTGGTATGGACTTTGCTAAAGGCAAAGCAATGGAATATGGAGCCAAGCAACTTCTAGGTGGTGCTTTAGGTGGGCAAGCAGCCGGATTTCTTGGTGGCCCATACGGAATGCTTGCTATGACAGCATTACCATTTCTAGGTAAAGGCATGAGTAGCCTTGGACGGTCTTTAGGTATTGGGAAACGTAGTGGTCCGTCTGCACAAGAACTAGCCATGGGTGAAGCCAAAGGCAATCTTGCCGGTATGCGTGGAACATATGGCGCAGACATGGGCACAGGTCAAGCAATGCTTGATAAGTACAACCCAATGCTCGAAGCCCAGATTGGACGTATGCAAGAACTTGCTGACCGTGGACTCTCAACAGAGTACAACACGAGGCAACTTGCTGGTGCAGCTACCAACACAGAGAATGCACGTCGAGCAGCCGAGGCTCGCATGAGGGCAACTGGTGGGATGGTTGGTGGTGGTCAAGCACTATCTGGTTACGGTGGTATTAATCAAGCAGCTGTCGGTGGTATAGCACAGGGTGCATACAACGCAGCACAGACCAATATGAATAGCCAGCCGGGTTATATCAATCAGTTATCTGGCATGATTGGTGGTCAGATTAACCGTGGTCAAGGGCTGTTTAATACTGGCCGTCAAGGAATGATGGGTCTTGACCAAACGCTTTATAATCTCAACGCTCAGGAAAAGGCTCGTGCTGATGCTAACGCACAGGCTAACCGTGCTCGAGAAGCACAAATGATTAGTGGTGTTGCCAACCTTGCCGGTACAGCCGCTGGCATGGAGCAGTCACGTAAACAGCAACGTGACTACATGAATATGTTATTTGGTAATGATGGCACTAGTAGTGGTGGTGGTAACCGCGCCAGTAGTTTCAACGGAATCCCTGTAACTGCTGATGGTGAACCAGATTACGATGCCATGAGGTCTCAAGGAATGATTAGTACATTTACTGACGCACCATACAGTTCTCCGCCTATGGATACATCTATGTATGCTAATCCAGATTATATGGTTCCATTAACTGGCTCTAATGCCGGTGGATATACTTATGACCCAAACCGTGGTCAAGTTTACAATCCCGGATGGGGTATGGAAGACCCAAGTCAAAATTATCAACAATCTGATAGTGGGTGGGGAATCGATCCTGTTACCGGCAGAAGAGTTTGGATGGGGTATTAAAAATGGCTCAAAACATGGGATTTGGAAGTGCTTTAACTGGTTTTGGTTCAGGTTATTTAAACGCCTTAAGAGCCGGTCGTTCAGAGCAAAACAGCCTACTCAATGCAAAACTGCGTAAAGATGCACTAGCACAAAAGAAGCAGGAGTCAGAAGCCGCAGGTCAACTCCGTGCGTTGCAAATGCAAGACATGCTTGATGCTCGAGCGTTTCGCCGTAAGGATTCAGAGAATAAAGCAAACTACAATAACAACCGTTTGCTAGGAACTGCACAAGGTAAAGTCACTGACTTTTATACAAAGATGCAACCGTACTTGAAGGCTCAGACACCAGACCAACGAAAGACAACACACGACTCTATGCGTAGTAGTGTACGCAGTATGTTGGTGGCTGGTGGTATGGATCCTAAACTTGCAGACCAGCAAGCCGAGCAGATGATTAAACCATACGGTGCTCAACTACAGGATGAAACAGTTGACATCAACATGGGACCAAACATGACCGATGCCGGCCTTATGTCACAAGGTATAGTCCCGCAATCATCTGTAAATGCACAATTTGGCGGTAATGCACCTGCACCCGGAGCAAACACTGGTTGGCAAATGCAACCGGATGGTACTTGGGGTCGTGCCGGTAGTCAAAGGCTTGACCCTAACTTACGTGCAATGATGGGCATGCAGAATTACCTTGGTGACATTGGTAACAATTTAACACGCACCGCACTCGGTGGAAGAAATCCTGCTACTAACAACAAAGGTGGTTACGATTTTCAACAGTATCAAGACCCTACATACGGTGTTACAGAGCAACGTGAAGGTGTTACAAAAACTGTTCCAGCAACTGCTGCGTATGGCATGGATGAGTTAACTCGTTCTCAAGTCGGAAAAAATGACGCATCAACTAAACTGACAAATGTCAAAACTGATCAACTTGTTTCCTTGTTCCCAGACCAAGCGAAATTACTTAGAACAAAAATCGAATCACTTGCCGCTAACATGGGTTTAACCAAGGAACGTACTAAGTTCATCGGTCTTAACTACGACCTTGATTTACGCAAACATGCAGCACAGGTTGCTCATCAAAAGGCAATGGAATCTATTGGCAGAATGAATGCTGATACTGGCCAAAAGAATCTTGCATTGCGTAAAATTGGTTTACGTCTAAAGGCAATTATTGACCCTGAAAGAATTGTTGTTAATACATCCGCTATTATCAGTGACCTTGAAAGAGCCAAAGGTGTAAAGGGTGCAAATATACCTTTAATTGATCAACAGATAGCACGGCTCCAAAAAGAACAACGGACAATGAAGGAGTTCTCACACATTGCAACTAGTGACCCACGTAAGTTATCCGACATGAATTACATGGCACAAATATTTGCTGGGCAAGTTGGGCAAATGTCACCAGAGATGCAAGCTGATGTTGCTAGGTTTGGCCTTTCTCCAAGTCCATACAAAATGTACGACACTATGCTAGGTAACTCACAATATCAAAGTCCGTTTTGGGATACTGAAGACTGGGATAACGAAGATTACATGGATAATAGTGAACTCATTCCGGGATGGAACGGATTTGCTGGAGCGGCGGCGGCTAACCCACGCCCTAACCCATTGATGCGTAATCCTCTTACTATGTCAAACGGTGGCATACCGGGCTTCACTTTTTAAAATCATGCTGTCCATAGTTGGTAAAATGCAATTATGGACAGCAATTCGCGATTTTCCGTAAAAGGCAGTAACCCCGTTCGTGACTACCAAGGGCTTAAAGAGCGCAAAGGTCGTTACGCTCCGAACTCTAAAGAAGATGTTCGTGCTAAGCTTGGAGAGGGTGGTAAGTACGACGATATTCTACTTACTAACGATTACGCTAACCTAAAAGCATTTGCCTTAGAAAAGGGCTTTATTACTCGTGGTGAAGCTGAGAGCATTGCCAAACATAAAGCAAACCGTGTTGCTAGTCTGATTGCTGAGGGTAAAGCAAATCAGTTTGCAGGTCGTGAGTACCGACCAGATTTATCTCCTGAAGCAGCACAGACCAAACGTCAAAACATTGGTGCTGAGTATGCCGCACAAGCGCCAATAGAGCGTCAAAAAGATATAGAACTTCTTGGCAAGATGGGTTACACACCCGAAGACGTACAGAAGTTTGGTACTGATAGATCCGGATTTATCCCTCAAGGTGTGCCGATTATTGGTGGCAATGAAGTACCAATTGCATCTCAATCATTCTGGCAAGACCCAATGCGTAACCTTGGCATCAGTGCGTACCAAGGTGGCGTAGGTCTCGGTGCTACAGCCGAAGGTATGGTTGCTCCTGCTCGAGCACTTGCTACTAGATTTACAGGCGGTGACCCGACACAGTTCTATGCTCCTAATGAAAACCCATTGGTTGAAGCAGGAACAATCTTTGGTTCCAATGCAGCTGAAAGTGCGGCTGGATTCCCTGCTCGTTACGCCGGTATGCGTATCGGTGGTGAGTTAGGATTCAAGGGCGGTATGGCACTCAGTGGTGGTAACCCACTCTGGGGCGGTGTAGGTGCTGTTGCTGGGGGTATGCTCGGTCAGCTTGGTATGGGTCACGCTATGGAGACCCTGAACGATGCGGCTATGAACCTTATTCTTGGACGTGAGAATGCAGCTAGACTGCAACAACGCAAACAAGAAATGTCTGCTCAGTATCCACTTGCCGCACGTATTGGTGAGGAACTTCCTGACCTTGCTATGTTTGGGCCGTCATTTAAGGTCAAGGGATTTAGCGGTAAGGCAGCACGTCAAGGTTTCAAGCAAGCCGGTATGAAGGGACTACGCCAAGGTGTAGTTGATTCAACTGAGTTTGCGGGTGACCTTGCCGAGCGTGGCGGTGAGTCTGCACTCAACATGGTGCTTGCTTACAAGCAATCAGAAGACGAAAAGAAACTCGGCATGCCGGGTAAGTCTGCTTGGGACATCCTTGCTGAAGGTGCACTTGGCGCTGTTATGCAAGGTGACACTCGTGTAGGACGAGCTGTATACGGTGGATTAAACCGTCTTACTAGCCCACAGATGATTCAGCAATCTATTGAACGTACCGCACCAGGTGCTATGCCAATGTCTCCTGCCGTAGATACTGGCTCTGCTATGCGCCCCGGTATGCGTCGATTCAACCTTGGTGGTCGTATTGAGAGTGGTGTTGATGAAGATGGCAGCCCAATTATCAAGGGCGCACGTTACGCTATCTATGACCCAGAAGCACGTAAGGCACAAGTCTATACTGACAACGACTTTGCTCTAGAAGGTGCACGTACACGCAAAGCAGCACAGAGCCTTCAAGGCACACAGAATATCTTCAAGCGTCAGCCTGTCATTCAATACGATGACACAGTAGTTGGTGGTCAGCGTCAGATTCTAGGCATCACTCGAGATGCTGGTGTCCTTGTGCGTGACTACACAAAAGATGGCAAGTCTGCTATATCCGCTGTTCCTCTTAGCGAAATCCGCAACGCTAAGATTAGCAAGCGTATTAATGAGGTTATTGAGAATCAGGGTGTGCGACCGAACTCACGTCCTGCACCATTTATGCCAGAGGCATTTACCAACTTTAACCCCGTAGCATTCCCTGACACAGTGTCCCTGACAACGGATTCAGAGCCGATTCCTGCAAGAGTTGTAGAACGAATTGGAGGTAAAACGGATGCTTCGTATATTGTTGCGTTGCCTGATGGCACACACTTTCGCGCTCATGAATCACAGATTAATGTAGACAAGTTTACTGGTGGTGAACACATCATCCGTGGAGCAATGAAAGACACTGACTTCCCACGGTCATTGGCTGACCTTGCTCCAAAGCGTGGTGGCTTGGACGGTCTTGTGCGTATCGGTGAGGGTTCGGATGCACCATTCGTTGAACTGACTCCTACCCAACGTAAAGACTATCAGGCTGTTGCTACGAAGTATCAAGCAGATATCGACGCTATTAAACGAGAACCAGACAAGACCCGCCGTTCACAGATGTTGGACATTGTTCAAGGCAAGATTGCAAACGAGTATCTTGCTACAAATCCAATAGCACCTCCGACCGGAACTTGGAAAGAAGGTGACGTAGTTGATGTTAACCTTTCACAGACGAAATTTGCCGGTAAGCCACAAACTGCTATTGTTACTGATGTCAACGATTATGGTTATGCTGTACGACTGGTGGATCATCCCAACGTTGGCACATTTACAGTACAAGATGCAAACGTTATGGGTGAAGCTGTACCTGATGTACCAACTGCTCGTTCTAACAAGGGAGTTAAATCTCTAGCAGCCGGTCGTATTTCGACTGAGCGTTCTACGGCTACTGGACGTGATGGTGTACCTGCGGTGACACGTGGCTATGCGTCCACTGGTATGGCAGCTACTGACGTTGCTACAGTCAGTGATAAGGCAAAGCACGTTGACTATGTAGAGTTACCAGAAGATGTCCAGCAATCCATCCAGAAGCGTTTCAAGAAGGCTGTAGATGACGGTGAGATTACCGCTGGTAATAGTATTGACTTTGTAGAAACAACCAAAGACGGTCAGGTGCATGGGCAGATTCATGTTCACGCACTAGACAACATGACATTCCAAGTTGTTGCTACCAACTTCCCGGAAGGTGGCGGTGCAATTAAGGATCAGTACGTTTCGTCTTATAACGTACGCTACAACCCTGAGACTGATATGTGGGATGTCTACTCTGTAGATCCTGATACCGCTCGGCGTATGAGTGAATCTGACGAAGCCGCTTACATGGCTATCAGTCACCTCAAAAATGTTGCGCCTGTAGAACAAGACGTAGAAAATTGGGATGTCCAGAACGTACCGAAAGCAACACAACGTCAAATTCTAAACACATACCTTGATGCTGTAAATGTAAAGTTTCCAATCAAACCGGAATACAAAACAAGTGACGATTTCAGCACATTGCTCGACGCAACTGAGTATGACATTATGGACGGCAAGTTCATAACTCCTTTTGATGTTAGTGCTTTTAACCCACGTCATTATTACGTTGATGTGTGGACTAATGAACAATTAGATATGACTGACCCTTATCAATATGCACGGGCATCAGATGTAGGTCGTGACATATATGACAAGTTTAGTAAAGGTGATACTCATCTAATAGGAGGGTTAATTAATGAAAGACGTAAAGAGGCATTAAAAGCACTCGATACATATCTATATAAAAACATAGATAGATCTAACTGGACAAGACCAGAGCATCAATTATTCTTATTGATGGCATCTAAACATGCTGTCAAGACCGAATTAGACGCAAACAAAAACGTCATCCTTAAACTAACTGAGATCAGTAAGAATAATGAAGTCTTACCAGCCAGTTACACACAAGTTGATTACGATGCATTTGTTAAGGCCCTACGCTCTGGCATTGCTCCTAAAAAGGCATTTTTGGCATCAGCCGAATATGCACAACAACAAAACATCGCTAATCGAAACGTACCTGTTCATGGCTGGAAGACATATCCACAAAGTGACAGCAAAGAAAATCACGCAGAATTATCTCGTGACTGTGCTGGAACCGTATGGTGTGTTGCTGGTACGGACATGGCTGCTCATTACATGAGTCAGGGTGATTTTTATGTCTACTTTGATAATTCCAAACCAACCGTAGCGTATTGTGGAACCTACAGAAATATAGTTGAGCCACCACGCGGAACTAAATATTCCAGTCAAGCAGTTACAGCACATGAGCAACAAATTGCCTTACAGCACATGGCAGATAATGGCATAGCACCAGATTACAAAGATGATGTTGCTGCTACAAAAGCTGCGTACGACATAATGATGGGTAATGGCACAACAGAAGATGTAGATAAAGTAAAAAAACGTCAAGCACGATTGTACAGTTCTGAAGACAAAGACACGCCATCTTCTATTTTAAAGAAACTTGAAGCTACAAATACACCAAAAGTTGACTGGACATCTACGGCATTCAGAAATAGATACAATCGCCAAGGTGGAGGTAAAACACAACTAGAGGTTATTACAGAGCTACCAAACTTTAGAACTAACTATGAAAACCTACTATCTGACCCTGAAGGCGTAAAGTATACCATCGATGACGTGCAATCAATAAGTGTTAGAAATGAAGCGGACATAAACACACTTGCTGAACTGTATCAAAAACACATTGCTAGCAAAGAACTAAAACATTCCATCGTAGTCCATATGTGGAATAACCAGTTCGACAATTTCGGTACGAATCTTTATGAAATTCAGCAAGGAGCTTATGTTGACCAAAAAGTAATTGATGACATTTACAAAAAGGATTCCAAGCAAGGACTTAATGCGTCAGCATTTAATAATGATTTTTCATGGGCTGAATTCCCAAGTCATGCAGCACCTGTAATTAACATTGACGGTAAAGATGAAACCCAGACATTAAAAGTCAATGAGAAATCCACATATGCAATATTAAACAATGCTGAATACCTTAAAGTTGAGCTTACGCCATATTCTGGTGGCGGGCAGTTTATAGGTTTTGCAAGTCCAGTTTTTGTCAACGCCAATAACAATCAGCAGATTAATGTAACCGCAGATTTTAAACCAACTATTAGATTTAAACCTCGAGCAATTAATGGTCATGTATCAATAACAAACATTCCTACAGAAACATTGACCTTTGATATTGCCGATGCAGTGCTTGCGGATTCAACGAATACATATACACGCATTACGGCTAATCCTTGGGCTACTGGCGTAGCAACAATTATCAACAGTACACCCGAACAGACGCGTATTGGGGAAGTTGATTTTACCGCCTCCGATGCTAGGTTAATTTATCAACCGTTTCAAAATCCTGAACCGTTAGAAATAGATGAGTATAAAGGTGACCTAACAAGTATAAGCAACTCCGAAGTCAGGCATTATGTTGCCATGATGGAGGACTTTAGTGTAGATGGAAAAGTGGATACCATCTATATGAATGGTCGCAAACACAATGTAACGTCAGGTCTTCGTGCGGACGTGCGTAAATTCCGCATCGGAGATCCAGATAGTAGGATTACCATCGATGTCCATAATGATTACCATACGACATATATTGAAACAGACGAAACAAGTACAACCCCACTTAGAGATCAAGGCAACCTAACGTTACGACTTACTGGTGAAAAACCTCACGTATTTTTACAGAACGATGGTGTCTTCCATAACCTACAAATTAACAGTGTTAATCCACCTGATATTACACATGTTTTTGATGTTAACGGTATGGACACATTTGTGACTGGTACCTGGGGTGATGACGGGTTTAATATCAAAGCAGATGTTTATGCTCAGTTGCGTGGTGGTAAATCCATCAAAGCATTAGCTCAAAGTCTAACAAGATTCGGTGTAGATTACATATCCGCAGATCAGCTGCTGTTTATAAAATCAATACGGCAAATGGTTACTGCTCAATTTTCTGTCAGTAAAACGTTGCAAGCGGACGTGTTCAACACGTACTTAAATAACTATGACACTTCCAATATACACATTGAAGCATTTGACCGTCTTGGACGATTAGATGCTGATAGTGTTCGAGCATTATTGACAGCAGAAATTGCGCCTGTTGAGCAATTTAAATCTGTTAGTGACCTCGCAAAACAAGACCCAACTAGAGTTGCTACTATCAAGTTACAGGATTCTGTTTTTGAGTTATCGCCTTTGTATTCTAGATACCATGCCAAGCAACAAAGTGATCTTATCGAAGCCCGACGAAAAGAAGCGTCGAAGAAATCTATTACAACAGAAGATGAAGAGTATTACAGTGAGTTTCCGAATACTAACAATCTGGAATTGGAAAGCGATGTCATATCTTTTCCTGATGGGCCACCACCGCGCCCAGATAATCTCGGCGATGACGTTGCTTATCAAGAAATTGATGATGCTGGTACTACGCCATCTAAGACTCCTAAAAAGGTAGGTTCCGGATACAAACTTCAAGGTTCGTTCCGTATGTCTGTTCCAACTTCCCAGTTGCGTCGATATCGTGAGGAAGTAAACAAGCTTGCTATTCAGCATGGCGTTGACTCGGAAGCATACCGAAAGGGTATGAAGAAGCTTGAGAAGGAATACCGTGAGCTTATCAGTCAGGCTAGTGCACAGGTTTTGGCAATCATCAACAAGATTGCTACCGAACAGCGACCTAACGTAACCGGCTATCAACAGAAGGATACGACTGCGGCACGTATTGGTTATGCAATCAAGTCAGTAGACCGCAACTTCAACAACCTGCCTAGACCTTCTGGGGATACTCCGGATAATCGTCTTGGAACATACAAGATGATGTTCAATGCACTCGGCGAAGATTATTCGGTAGATGCATTCCGTGTAAGTAATCGTGCTCAACTCAAGACTGTTTTACAGAAGCAGTACAAGTACGATGCTACAAACGCTGATCGTATTTCAGAAGTAGTTGACCGCTTTGCTCGAGCATGGGCGTTCGACAAGATGCAGTCTATGGGATTCCGCCCAACTGAAATCGTTGAGATTACAGGTAAGCTTGCTGAGAACCTTCTTGAGGCAGGTGCTTACAACACACCGTCATCAGATATGCTGTTTCAGCACTTCCCTGGTAAGACACCTAAGGAAACGAAACTTGTCGCACAGTACATGCGTGAGTTCTACGAAGACAGGTTTGCTGCATTCGGTGTTCTCGATGACGCATACGACTTTACTAAGAAGTTCCGTGGAGCAATCTTCCGTACAAACAAAGCCAAAGATGATGCAGTTCTCAATGTCATCGTAGGTTTTGCTTCCCGTGATGAGACCACAGGTATTCACGAAATAGCACACGCTCTCTTCCGTGGTATGGGTTACCCATTCCAAAAAGCAATTGCAGAAGCAATGGGTGTGAACTCAATGACACTTAAGGCAATGGCTAAGGAAGGTAAATTTCCTATCTGGGTAGAGGAGAAATGGGCAGCCGCATTCGAAGGTTCACTCCGTGCAGGTGTAGCACCGCAAGCCAAAGATGCAACTGACCCTACACGTCCACGTCAACAAGACCCAACATTATCGAAACTATGGATGGAACTTGGTGACTTCCTGACAGGTGCACGTAATGCAACAATCAAAAAACAGATTGCAAGTGGCGAGATACCTGAGTGGGGTAAAGATGAAAAGGGAACCAGATGGATTGCTAGATTTAAAGCAACAGACAAACTTTATACAGGTAATGAACTTGAACTTGAGAATGGTCAGTTCGTCACGGTAAAAGCAACGCAATCAGCAGCCGGTGAACCCGTACAGGTAGTTGATGTTGATAGCGGAAAAGTATCTACAGTATCTGTTGATGAAATCAAAAGATACTCAGGGCGTGTTCCATCTGGATTCAATGCAGCAACTCTTGACACGTTATCGACATGGCTTCGTAGTTACTACGGAAACACCGAGCGTAACATCCGCACCACACTGCCTGACATGGTTGCTGACTACAGCGGTGGTGAGGTAGACCTTGGACAACTCAGGGCTGAATCAACTAAGCTTCAGAAGGTAGCATTCCAAGAGGCAATGGATGAGCCTCGCTCACCACTGCTTAGCTCACTGTCTAAGATGAGTAGCGTACAGACTGGAATCAAGTCTCTGCTGGCAAACAATCGTTTAGAGATTGGTAACAAGGGCACAGTCAAGAACGCATACGACAGATACGGTAAACCATCTAACTCATTCCGTTTACTGCGTGATGTCTACGGTTTTGATGGGAATACCGCAGCTGCCTACTACGCTCAAACTGAAACACCTGAGTTTAAGAAGTGGTCTGAAAACCTACCACTCCTTGAAGCAGTAAACAGCATTCAGGTTTCGCCTGACATCGACATGAATAAGATGTCACCAGAAGAGCGTAGCAACTATCGTCGCTATGAAACTGGACACGAGCTTGCTAACCTTGCATCAGAAATCCTACGTGATGGAGCTGATGACAATGACGTTGATAAGTTTGTTGATTTAGCAGATCAGTACTATCGTAATGACGGACGTAGCCTGAAAGAAATCCGTAAGGCTGTTGAGCAAATCGTTAATGCTAATGAAGATGAAAACGTACAGCAACTCATGTCGTTTGAAACATCTTTGCGACGAGAGCTGGAGACATCCACAGACTTTGAACAGGCACGTGAGGTTTCGGTTTCATCCGATGTCTATCGGAATGCTGCACATACACCTCGTACAGGTAAGGGATTCGTCACTGTTTCCTTCCCTGCTATGGAGTCATCAAACCTCATCCGTACAAAGAACGGTGTGGTTCTTACCTCTGGCATTACCTCATTCGATGGTAACCGCCAAGGTGGTGAGTACATCAAGTTTAAAAACCCACAAGTTGTAAACCTTGAAGGGCAAGGTATTGACCAGAAGAAACTCGACCGCATCATAGCAAACGCCACTAAGGCAAAGCGTGATGGTGTTGTACTGCTTAACCTACGCCACAGTAATACAGTCAACTCTGCATTGCATAACGTAGCAGTGCCAATCACACGCTATCCAACCAAGTCTATTGTTGCAGTACCAGGTGTTGACCTTGGTACATACTTCAGTGGTGGTGGAACGCTCGAGGCAAGCGTATACGAATCTGTATTCCCTAAGATTGCAGTTGAGTACAACGCTGAGATTGCATCTGTCTATCGTGCTAACCACGGTGACCATGTACAGGTAAAGGACGTACAAGAGGTTGACCCTACTAGCCTGAAGGATGTTCAGTGGTTCCACGCATCACCAGTATGCAAGAACTTCTCTGATGCTAACCCGAATGCTATTGAGACTGTCCTTGACAAGAAAACTGGCAAGGCAGTTGTCGATGCTATTGATCATAGCCGACCACCAATCGTTACCATTGAGAATGTAGCCAAGTATCGTGAGAGTGAAAGCTTCACGGCTATCTTGGATGCACTCCGCCGTAATGGTTATGAGTTTGACTACGGTGTCTACAAGACATCTAAGTATGGCGGTGGTACAAGCCGACAACGATTAATTGTTCGTGCTGTACGTGGCTTTGCACTTCCTCCAATCATCAAGACTGATGCATCGCAGCGTACTTGGTATGAGTCAATCAAGGACATCATTGACACATTGCCAGTCAGTGAGCTCGCACCAAATCAGTTGCGTAAATTGGAAGCATCCAAGATTGACGTACGAGCAATGAAAACACCTGTTCTCTTTACGCAGAACAGTTACCATGCGGTTGGTATTACAGCCGATAAGGTATTCCCATCATTCACAACATCAGGCGGAACGTATCGTATCCTGATGCCGGGTGGACAGGTACGTGCTATCACTGGTGTTGCATTCCGTAGGATGATGGGTCTTCCGGATGCATATCTGCTTCCAGAATCCGAGCCACTGGCACGTAAGATTCTGGCTAACGGAGTACCAGCTGAACTGTCGCAAGTTATCATGGCTCCTCTTGCTGATGCATATGCACGGCATAACATGAGGCGTTTAGTCCAAGAAGAAATGCGCCGCATGGATACTGAAGAGCAAGCAGCATATCAAGAAGTAGATGATGAACCACGCAAAACCGTTTACATCATGCGTGGTGTATCGGGTAGTGGAAAAAGCACACTTGCTAATAAACTTGTTGGTAAAACTGGTCGCATATTTTCAACGGACAATTATTTTGTCAACGCTGAAACAGGACAATATAAGTTTGACCCAACAAAGATAAGTGAGAATCATTCCAAGAATCTAAATGCATTTGTCACGCAACTAGAAAACTCTGAGGGGACACAAACACCACTTATTGTTGACAACACTAATATGCAACAATGGGAGTATGCTCCTTATGTTGAAGCAGCTCGTAAGTATGGATGGGATGTAGAGTTTGCTGAAATCGACCCACGAAAATACACCGATGCAGACATCAAGCAACTGGCAAAACGCAACAAGCATGGTGTATCGGAAGACGTAATTCGCCAAATGATTTCTCGTTATGAGCCACGGGATACCGGAGGTGATGTTGCTTATCAAGAAGATGGTAAGAATCGCCGTGTATCTAATGCGGCCATGCTTTCCTATGTTGCTCAAACGGCAAACATTTCTGAATCTGACGTACAGAAGTTGATTGATGATGGTTCTTTACCAAAGCCAATTGACGGCTATTACGACCCAATTACATTCCGTGCTTTGCAAGCAAGAGTATCTGTTGCTGTAAGAACGGGCAAAGACGGTAAGTTGAATTGGGATAATGCAGTAAAGTTTGTTCCAATCATCCGGGATTTGAACAAGAAACAAATCCCATTCGATACAGATGGCGCTCTGGAATTCTCTGAACTTGTTCATTGGTTAAAGACTCGCAAGGGTGAGTTGTTCCCAATGCCAAATATAAGAGGTGAAAAGATTACCGTGGAGCGAATGATTAGAACGTTTACCAACTCTAATGTTGCTCCGTCTGAATACGTTGTTGGCGGTGACCGCTCTGGTCTGATGTATGACCCACGTATCCTTTCCGCTCTTGAGACATATACTAATATGCGACACAACGGTTATGCTGTTGAGTTCATCAAGGGTGTACTGAATCCAGAAGGTGAACAACGGACATTGGAGGGCGGTGTCGGAGTCAAGGAGTTCTTGGAGATACTCAATTCTGGTAGAGATAAGCCAATAACTCAGGACATCATCACTAACTGGCGAGTTAAAGGTGGCTACATCCCAGCAATGCTTAATGACCCGGCACATGGAGTAGGCAAACTATTCACGCCTGATCACTTATTAATTGCTGAAAAGATTGCCGACCTAATTGACTCAGGAGTTAGTCAGTCAGTTACTAAAGGTCAATTGAAGGCGCGATTAATTGCGGACCCTGAATACGTCGAGGCATTTACTCGTATCGTTACCCATCCTTGGTATCAATCAACTTCGACAACTACGATGGCATCTATCAAAGAAGCCAAACCGATTATGCGTATGGCAGATGTCATTGCCGCCATTGCAAAAGAAGTTGAACCTAATAAGTTCACAGTTGCAAATTACCAAGCACTTGAACGCAGTGGAAATATTCCAAAGGGTCTCAAGCCAAGTGATGGAACGACACGCCGACAGTACAACGATGACTATGTCAAACTTGCAGTCATGGCACTCAATCCTAAGTATAGAGGTAAGACTGCTGAGTTCAGAAAGCAAGATCCTGAATACCTAAAGCTTTGGAACAAGATTAATGACGCAGTCAGAAATTCTGAATCTGGTTCTGAGGAAGCAGCATACCAAGAAGCAGATGACTTGTTCCCATCGCAACGCCGTACGGTCGAAACGTCCGACATGCCGGGTGCACCAATGTACGTCGAGCGTATCCGTCCAAAGCAACTCCCTCCACGCAATGCATGGTTCTGGGGTGCGATTGACTTGTACAACGACATCACCCGCCTCCCACTCTCTGGTGACCTTGCATTCCAAAACCTTCAGGGTGGAATCATTGGTTTGAGCAATCCACTTGTTGGTCTCAAGGCATTCAAGGCTGGTCTACAAGGCTTTGCTCCGAACATGCAAATTGAGGTCAATGGTCAGTTGTATGGTAGTCGTAAGTTTGGACGTGAAACCTACCACGCAGCCGGTGAAGCTATGCGCCGTAACCCAATGTACAAACTGGCTAAGGAAGCTGGTCTTCCTCTGGCTATGTTTGAGATTGACGCTCGGCTACAAGAAGCACGGGAGATTGAACTACACAACCTGAAGATGACCAATCCAAACGCAACGATGAAGGATGTCAAGATTGGCTTGATGGACATCGATGAACTAGGTACGGTCGATGAGTGGTACAGCAAGAACCGTATCACTCGGCACTTGCCAATGCAGGGACAGTTTGAGCGGTTCAATAGTCTGGTACATGACACACTGCTTCTTACGCAGTTTGATAACTGGGTAAAGGTATTGATGTCCAAGGGATATCAGCCAAACACTGCAATGTTCAACAAGGCACTCAAGGATGCGGCCCGTGTCTTAGCTGTATCAGTTGGTGATATCAAGTACTCAACCAATCCGGAGACTGACGCAGCTGCATCACGCATTGCTAAAATCTTCTTCACCGCTCCTCGGTGGTTGATGAGCCGTGCACTTATTGACCCATTCATCAACCAGATGGTGAGCAATAGCAGTATCTTTGCAAGGTTGCGTGAAATCATGGGTGAAGACAACCCTGCATTCAACTTGTACAACGGTGATAAGGAAGTTGCTAAACTTGGACAGAGTATGTGGCTCCGCATTGCCGGCCTCGAAGCAATGCTTGCAATCATGGCATGGGTGTTCTCTAACTGGTATCCAGATACAGAAGTAAACACCGACATTCAGCCCGGACGCATCCGTATTGGTGACTTCCAAATCGACCCAATGGCAGGTTTGATTGACCACTACAAGTTGGCTGGACGGCTTGCAAAGGCTGTGTTTAGTGTTGACCCACGAGACGCATCTAGGGCTGAGAAAGAAGGCATTCCACAGTGGATGATGGCTGTCAAGGACATCAGTAAGGAACTGAGTTACAAGGCATCACCTGGTATCACATTCCTTCAGGCTATCAGTGGAACAAACGACCTCAAGGCACAGGCGGATAACTTCTTTACTGCTCCTTGGGAAGCCAAAGCAATCAACGTAGTTGGCGAGCCATTGTTTGAACGCAGTGCGTCAGCCAAGATTTTCTACGACATGATTAAGCCGCGATTGCGTGAACTCTTCGGTGATGCTGTAGCGGATGACATCCCAATCAGTAACATGATGATGGATCGTATTCCGATGGCTCTTCCCGGATTCATTGACTCGTTTGCTTCAGCCAAGGAATATAACCGTGACCCATGGGTGTATGCACTAGCTGATACGATTCCGAACTTCTTCGGATTCAAGGTTGACGTTATGCCAACTGAAGCCCGTAAAGACAGAGCCAAGAACAAGAATATGTCAACCGCAGAGGATTCACCAACCCTACTCCGGTTGCTTGCCGAAGGTAGAGCAAGTGAAGCATTCACTGGTACAGTGAAAGCATCACCTCCGTCAGGAAATGTAAACCCTTGGTAAACGAATACGGAAAACGCTTCGTCGAACTGGCATCTAAGTATGTCGGCGTAACCGAAGAGCCACTAGGTAGCAACCGTGGCAAACTTATCGACCAATGGAACACCGCAGTAGGTGTTCCAGTTGGTTCATTCTGGTGTGCAAGTTTCGTAAGTGCAGTTGTACGTGACTTTGAAAAGTTAGGTATTGACTTCCCTTTACAGCAATCAGCAAGTTGTGATGTATGGCTGAAGCAAGCCAAATACAATGCAATCACGTCGATTCAACCAACTACCGGCGCACTGTTTCTCATCTGCCCATCTCCAAACGATGCTACTCATATCGGTATCGTCGGCAATAAAGTAGATGGTGTATGGCATACCATTGAAGGCAATTCCAATATGGGTGGCAGTCGCAATGGATACGCCGTAGTCAACAGACCCAACGGTATCAAACGCAATAACATCATCTATGTGAACTGGATGAATCGCATCGATGAATCTGACAATACGCCTTGGCATGTCGTATTCCCGAATAAGACCATTGAGGCAGTCAATGTAAGTGGAGCAACTTACATTCCATTACGAGCAGCTATCGTAGCCTGTGATGGGGACGATAGCCTACTCACATACGATGGACAACCACTGTACAGAGGGAAGAAGATTCCATGTAAATTGGTTGTCCTAAATGGCAAGACTCATGTGTTGGTGCGAGAGTTTATGAACTACGCCGACTTGGAGTTTGATGTCTACCCTGCCACACAAACTATCAAGGTGATGCCAGATGACTTACCTTGGGTCTAGGTAGGTAAGTCACCAAACGTAACCCACTGGTCTTCCGGCTGACGCAAAGGTGCATCAATCTTCAGTGTCATGCCGGGAGACATCATCACATCATCGACCTCAAGCCAATCTGGTAAGAGGTCGTAATTGATTTGTACCAACCCAAGCTTGACAGCCGCCCTGATCGGTGTTGGTACGTTTAGTATCTTGTAGACGTGCCACAACTCCTGTTGTAGCGTCTCCCTAGATATCCCCAACTTACGTGCCGCAGTATCTCTATCCTTGTTTAGGATGGTCGTGATGACCACTGCTCGTAACCAAGGACTCATCTTCTTCTTCACTGTTTTCATAGCAGACTAAATTCCATATCTTTAAACCGTCCAGTACTAGGTGTGTACTCAAGGACAACGCTACCCACGGGGCCATTGCGATTCTTTGAAACTATGACCTCGCATTCATCGGTCTCTATGGACTCTCTCATACCTGCGGTGGCATAGTACGATGCACGATACAAGAACATGATGACATCTGCATCTGATTCGATGTCTCCAGACTCACGTAGGTCAGCCATCATCGGGCGTTTGTCATCTCGTTTGTCAGCAGCTCGGTTTAGGCTGGACAGTGCTACTGGCAAGTGCCTTCAGTCCTCGAGATACAGCACCAATCTCTTGTGTCCTGTTCTGACCTGCCGTTGCAACCATTTGCAGGTAATCAACCACTATGAGGTCAATCTTAGTGTTAGATTGCAACTTGATTGCCTTCCCACGGATGTCAGACATCGACATTGGATTGGCGGCAGCCAGATACAGATTGCTATCAAACAAATCGGCACGTGTTTTCTTCAGTGCCATCTTCTCTTCCAAGGTAAGCACACTGTTTGATATCGATTTAAGACTGATGCCTGTTTCGTGTGCAAGCAAGCGTTGACTGGTCATCTTCTCGGACATCTCAATGCTTGCGAACAGCACACACTTCTTTGCTTTGACCGCAGCCAGAGACAATGACAATGCAAACGCAGACTTACCCATCGATGGACGTGCACCAACAATGATGAGCTCACCCTTGCGCCATCCACCAACCATGTCATCCAACTCTTGCCATCCAGAGGGCACACCAGACATCTTGAAGGTTGATGTACGACTCTCGATGTCATCTATGGCTTGCTTGATGCCATCGTCTACATGGTTGTATTCAACGCTGTTCTGCAACCCGGCAAGTGATTGACTTCCGAGCATGATGTCATTGGTGATTGATACTGGGTCAGCGTTGTCTTCTTGTATCTTATTGATCGCATTGCTACATATCTCAATGACACGCCGCCGGTCGTACTCGTATCGCACAGTGTTGGCATAGGACATTGCATGGCTTGTCGTTGGGAGTAACTCACCCATCTGCATGATGTAACCCAAGCCACCAACACGCTCAAGGATTCCTTGGCGTTCGAGCTCATCCTTTGTGGTAACGATATCAATGTCCAACCCGACCTCACTCACACGCATCATCGCATCGTAGATGAGACCGTTGGCTTCACGATAGAAACTACGTCCGTTCGGTACTGATACTTCTACTTTGCGTAGAACCTTCTCGCCGCCAAGAAGCACAGATGCAATGAGGGACATCTCGCTTTCAATTGAATAAGGTATCTTCATAAAATCCTATCTCATCCCCATCATCTGGGTTACGTGCGAACCACAGCCCGTGCTGTGCCGCAACGATGTCTAAGTGAAACTCTATCAATATCAGTGCGTCAGTATGTGACAACTCGGCTCGACCTAACAGGCGTACGAACTTTCGTCTCATTGACCGACTTATGTACTTTGCTACTAGAGGTAACAAGGCAACGACCAATTCTTCATCAGTCGCTGCCCCACGCACTAAGCACCCGCTAACTGGTGATTGCTTGAGCCTCTGTTGCATTAAATATTTTACGAGAACTCTCTACCATTTGGTTATGCGGTGGATTGCGTAGCACCTCGTCGGTGATGTCACTGCATAGAATCATCGGGAATACCTCTTCAATTAGTTTGATATTCTGTTCCTCTGAACGTCCTCCGCAGTTACTCCACCCTCCGATTGCTTCAACGAGTTTGTTGACTGCTGGATGTAACTTACCTTCTTTGACTGCCTTATTAGCATAGTCGGTACGAACACCAGGATGTACCCGCCGGATAATCTCACTGATCGTTGAATAGATTTGCCTTGGGGACAAGTCTGGAATGAGATGGGACAGCACGAGTTTACGTAGCTCGGCTGGACTTGGTCTCCACTCACACATCTGTAGTGCCTTGGTGATAGCCAACACAACTGTGTCATCGTGCCAATCAGTCATCACCAGAGCGTAGGTTACAGCCACACGCTCGTCCCAAGGTTGATTACTTGGCATCACTGCGAGGATGTTACTCGCATATTGGAATGTCTTCTCTGTCATACTCTAACTCCCTGCACGTATTCTAATCGCGCCCTTGAACAAAGCGCAATGCATTCGACGCTGAATTGGAAATATCATTTGCCTTCCGCATCGCACTAGGCAATGTTGTCTGAGCTCGTTCTGCCGATGACCAATGCTTCCAGAGTGCCCGGAGAGTAACCATTGACTCACTCTTCCATTGACCCATCAGATTGTAGGTGCGTTGGTAAACCTCATCAGCCGTCACACCCGACCGAACCATCTCACGTAGGACAAGGTGAACACCCTGCCATTCACCAACACTGTAGTCATCCTGCCATCCCCGTGCCCGTCGAAACATCACAAACAACTGATGTGCTGGGTCATCGGTCTTTGGCAGTTGAACATCCCTCTTCTTCCTTTGGGGGACTATAGGGGGAATTAGTTCTTTATGAGTCTTGTTCAATGTAATGGGGGGTATAAAATCTGTCCCCTCCTCGGATATAAAATTTGTCCCCTCCCCCTGTGATTCAAACTCTGCAACTTGCTCACCTGTTGGCATCACAACGTAGAGGTTACTTGTCTGCCGCCCAGATGCCGTCCGTCTTTCACAGACTGCAAGTACCCTCTGGTTGCCCACAGTGACCGTACAGAGCCGTTTGATGGCGGTCTTGACAGTTTGCTCACTAAGCCCTGTCTGCGTGGCTATTTTCGCCAAACTTGGCCAGCACACATTCGTTTGCCCGATGTGCATAGTTAGGCACGTCAAAACCATCCAGTCCGAAGGCTGGAAAAGGTGGAGATTCTCCACCAGTTCCGTTTCAATCCGAATGAATGTGACGTTCTCAACACGTTGTCCGTAAGAGCGTCCCGTGAACACACCAATCATCTGTATGGGCATCCTTCGCACAGAGATGTCTCTCCGTTGCATTCTTTATGGTTCTTCAGTATCCGTTCAGCGTCACGTGGTGTCATGCCATCCGGAACTTTCACGAGCTCCTGCACTCGAGGTGTGACAGGTTCTCCACGTATCGCACCAGTCAAGTCATCGATGGTCATGTCGGCAGCCTTAGCGGATTCCAGCCATGACTTCTGCTCTCCTGTGTTGAGACGTGCGACCACACGGTGGTGTGTCCAAGACAATCCCGGCATCCGGTTCTCGTGCGGCACTGATCGTGCCACCCAAGCGTAGTTTGCTAACGCCTGATAAGAATGCCCAGTGCTTTCCATTGCTTGGCTGTACTTCTCACCGTAGGCGGATGACCCGTAGTTGAGAGCATCACCCAAGGCAAATTGAAATGCCGTCTCCATGCGTGACAGAGTGGACATCAGTCGTGCCCAATCATCAAAAGAAATATCCGACATGAACTCAATTCCCACATCGGATATTCGGACTGTGTCAGGCATGCTTGCGATCCTGACTACTTCATTACTCATCCCACTTGTTATCCTTGGTTTGTATCCACTTCTCAATTGACATTGCTATGTATGCAAACACCGCCACCGGAATGATGAATATCACTCCGATGACGGATGCAACGATTACTCCTGATGTGAAAGCACTCATTCGTCTGCACCAACAGTCTTGATGACATACTTTGTCTCTTCAGGAGTGACATCAAAACCTTGGTAGACGGCAAGTGATGGGTTGTCAATCATCTCTTGCTTAAAGTCTTCAGGTATCAGGCTAACCAATACAGATGTCTTGACTTTGATTGACTCAGGACAATGTGTATGTGCCCAGATAGCCGCAGCCTCTTCATGTGCAACGCTGACCTTTGCCTTGCTTTGTCGGATGGCAATGTCACCCCATGGTGTAGTCAAAGTCTTGACTCTAAGTGACCCATCAGCCTTGCGTGGAAGAGCACCTTCAGCGTATCGACCGAGTTGGTTTTGATACGTCTGCAGCAACCATGCCTCACGATTCTGCAACCGCTTGAGCTCACGCTCTTGTTGCTTCACGAGGAGGTTGTACTTTGCCTGTACACCAACCTGCTTAGACTTGACATCGGCAAGTGCCCGGAGTACAGCCAGTGCTTCTTCTTCGTTGGTTACTTCAGGTGCAAGCCACCGAGACTTAGGCCCAGCGTACTCACCTGTGTCAGGGTGGTACAGATGCACCACCCCATCCTCTTCAATCTCTACCCATTCGATTGGTTCCATTAGACTACCTTCACAATCCGACCTTCGACTAGCCCGTTAATGAGCTCGTTTGCTTCGTCGAAGTTTGCACAATCACTCAGTGTTTTGGCAGCGTCATACACTGCATCCACTTCGTAGTCATCACGCCCAGATAGCATCTGATAGATACGGGCATTGTCCTCTTTGTCCATCTCACCCCACAGCCGCACAATCTCAGCCTTCAGGAGAGCACCACCCTCACGCATCGTCCGTTTGGTGACGGTAGGTGTTGCTGTTACCTGTACCTTTGGCTTTGTTGTGATAGGTGAGTCAACGATGCGTGGATTCTCTGCACCTTGGACTACCTCATCAAATTCTGGGGCAAACTGCGTTCCGTAACCCAAGATACCAAGTGCCCTGCCGATAGCACCAGTCTCTGCCTTCTCAAGGAAGTCGGCAAAGCCACGAGCATCTTCCATCTTGGTTCCTTCAGCCTTGACTACACCATGCTGATCGGCAATCTGTGCCTTGCAGATGGCATACTTGGCATCGATGTCGAACTTGATAATCGATGTTGTGATTGCCCAGTCTGGATTCTCTTCCCTAAACCAGACAAGGCGATACTTGACCTCAAGGTAAGACTTCCCCTTCAAGGAAATCAGGTGGTCGTTAGGATTAAAACTCATCTCACTACTCCCTTCACAAACCCAATCAAACCAACAGGCTTAGGCTTAGGCAGCCTGTCATTAATCTTTGCCAAAGTCTCACTCGCATTGCGCAGCTGACGTGTTACATCCTCAATGTCTTTGCGTGTGTCGTGGTCAATGCAATCCAACTCCATCGACAGAGCATAGGCAACAGTGCCAATGCTCCGTGTGTTCACCAGCAATGTGCTGATGCAGTCCCTAGTTTCCGTTTTCATTATTCATCCTCTCTATGATTGACTCTTCTGGGTCTTTACCAGCAACCCTCTCAAGGAAACTTGTATTGGCATACAGTGCTGTCCGAAGATTACATCGTGTCATAAGCAACTGGCAAAGTTCGAAGTCGATGCTCCACTCGAACAGTGGCTTGAGAATCCACTGCACATCACCATCTGTGTCAAAGCCATTCTCTTGTGCAATGAACAGCACCTGTGCGCTGTCACTGCCAAGCACTACAGCACCATCAACAGTGACAAGGGAGCCATTCAGGTTCATGCCAACAGCCATCGTGTATGGGTCGGACACAACATCGCCGTGCCCAGGTGACCATGTCAAGCTCTGAGCAAACCAACCCTGCCCACCCATCAAGCATCGGAAGCGTTCCTTGTAGAAGACGCCACGCCATTCCATTCCAAGTGCAGCCCATGATACTTGGCGTGGTACAGATTTATCAATCAAATCCTCTGCGTCAATGTCTGCCTGTGCTTCTGCTTCAGTCTCGTAGAGTTTAATGAAGTCGATGCCTACATCAGTGCCTTCAGCCTTGCTACCGTAGCACAGCACACCTTGAGTGCTACCATCAGTGATGCTTGCATCCTGAATGCACCAAACTGGTGCGGTGCTTGTCTTGTCTACTACAAACATCCAATCCTCTTTACGGATTGGAAACATCTTTACTGTTCGCATTTAAAAACCTTTCAACTCTGGAGACTTGCGTCTCTTCACCTATCTTCTTCTCTGCGTCAATGATGATATTCAGAACACATTCCACTGATCTGCATATGGTAGTCATGCTCTGGTCAGCGAGGTGCTTTTGTTCAGTGCGTACTTTGCCAGTCTCTGTCTTCAATTCAATGGCAATTCCGCAGGGTATCTTCCACCAAGGTGCATGGATGTATAAGTCTGGGACACCAACTGTGTTACCCTGCCATCCGGTTGCATAACTGTAAGACCCGCAGCGGGTGCATCTCTGCTTGCCCCGACTCTTGCCGACTTCTAAGACTGTGTAACCAAGTAACGCCAATGTAGAACGCACGATGTTCTGTAACTGTGCTTCTGTCATGGTATTATCTCTCTGTCTCGATGTTTAATACTCCTCTCAGACAGACCAGCATCTAACTCCCAAGGTGCTGGTCGTTTTTCTTCTCACGGTAGAAATGTATCACCCGTAGGTATCGCTGTCAAGCATCTTAACGTTATGTCCCCAATGCCAGAGATATCGTGCGATTTCCCGTGTTACTGAGTACTTGTGTGCGTTCACGTATCCTGCCAGTTTCATTGCGATGAAGAGTGACCGTGGTTCCGGAGCTCTCACAATCAATTCACGCAGGTTCCCATCCTTGTACACAACGTCAATCCATGCAGCGTATGAGAGTTTCGGGTGGGTTGTTACATCCCACGCATCAAACTCAGGCTGTATGGGTTGCTTCAACCACTTACGCCATACGATCTGCCCGTTGCGGAACTTCCATTCCATCCGCCGTACACCGTTGTGTGTGCCATTCAAGAATGCACACCATTTGTCACGACCACCTGGAGCTTTGGGGCAGTCATACCCGTCGATTGTTACAGCACCTGTGGCTTTGCTTCGACGCATCATGTTCACGTATTCCGCTGCCAGCAGCCGGGCTTGAGCAATCGTGGGTGACCACTCATGCTTGCCCGGTCGGCTGACTTTGTATATCCCTGTTACCACTTTGGTTTAGAGATGCCCTTGATGCGGTCACGGCAGAAGCCACAGCGCCAAGGTGGTGTCCATGTGGAGCGGAGAAACTCATCGAGAACCATCCACAGCGGAGCCTTCTCCATGTTGTCCCAGTCGCGTGTCCTATCGCCGTTGTTGTTACGGCTGATGATAATCTCATCGCCTTGTTCATTGCGTGTGACGTAGGTGCTGTCATTCACGCTGATCGTATGTGGCAATGCTTCCTCGTTAATGATGAAACTGCACAGGTCAAGACGCCAAGATGGCCACTGAACGGTTGCCATAGGTTTACCCTGCCATACGCTTACCTTGATTTCAAACTGAGCGTATCCGCCCTCGAGGTCAATATCGCCCTCTTCACCCAGCCGCTTAACTACGTGGTTTGCAATTCGTTGCAGCTCAAAGATATCTGTACTCATGTTCTAATTTTCCCTAAATGCCCGAAGGCGTACCTGCGTGGGTTGTGTGCGCCACGCAGGTCGTGTTGCCTATTTACCCAAAGAACCTTGGCAGGTCGTCCACGATGATGCTGTGAATCTTTGTGAGTGACCACTCACGCTCTTTGGCATCGTATGCGGTGTT